AAACCCCTTCTATGGGCGAATTTGGTGGAACGGGGTTTGCGTGGGTAGAACGCGGCTGGCCGCACTGTGCGCAGCCGGACGGCCCAAATGCCATGTCCTGCCCTATCGCGCATGCGCGCGGATTCTTAGAAGTCGTTTTCTTCGTCATCGTCATCCCTCTCCCAATCATCGTCAGGGTCGTCATCGAAGTCATCGTTGAGTATACGACGATGATCGTCAAGGTGTCGTTCTAACTCAGGATGATCGTCTAGTGTATCACGTACAACTGTAGTTGTGGAAGTCCGAAGACCACGACGATTTCTGTTGTGTTGCATGGATAGAGGTATTAGACCATGCGCCGTTCCACATATGAACTCGTCAGTACAAAGTTCACAAACCCAGGCGATGCGCTCCAGCTTGTTTGTGCTCGCATTACGCTTCAAGCGCAGTCCTGTATGCGGCGGGCGCGGTGGTACTTGTGCTATATTACCGTTTACCAAAGGCCAAAGTACAGTTGTTACATGGCCAATAAACCCACCCCTGCACCCACTACACTGACAATCGCGGAAAGTTTCATACTCGTCACGATCAGTGAAGCAGTAATGCTCGCTCGTGTATGGCAGCTTGCATTGGAAGCATGTGTTACGCGGGCGTGTGTTACGTGGTCGAAAGATTGGCTCCCGACGTAGCTCCCAACGCTCTGGTGGTACGATAGGAGGAGGAGGTGGAGAAGGCATAGTAAAAGTGACGGTATTAGTATTAGTAACAGGCGGGGGTTCTGCCATAAACCTGTTATAAAAACTGACTATACCTTCTTCTGTTGGACGTACGTCTCTAAGAGCAAAATCCCTAAGAGCACGCTCTATCTCTTCTCTCGTCGGCATAGTGGGTTGCAAGGGACAGGATTTGAACCTGCATACACGTCGCCTGGCGCAGTGACACCTCAAGGGGTGTTCGCGCTTACGGTGAAGCTCGTTTTACAGTCAACGTGTGTTTTTGAGTCTGCTGGAAGCTCAGACAGGCCGGCTAAACTACCCTTGCATTCTCCTTTCTCAGAACCAATTATCGTACAAGATTACAGCCAGATGCGCGAGCGCTAACGTACCCAGCACATACCAGCTGAAAACCTCGTCTGGTGATAGCTCCATTGTACCCTCATGCGCATAGCAACGCGCATAGAATGAGAATCAGCGTGAGTCGCAGGAGGAGGACGCGCACAACCGTGCCCGCTCTTTCCTGCTTTCGCCCGGTCGCCCGTCCAGCACAGTCAGTTGCTCTTGTGGTGAGCGCTTCGCGCGTTCAGCTTGTCGTGTCTCAGCCTCTTTACGGCGCTCGCTTCGTGGTCGTCGCATTGCTACCTCCGTACCTGCCCTCTCTCGCGAAAGGGCAGGCGCTGAGGCACCGCTTTACGCGGCGGTGTTGCCGGTGAGCACGAACACCCGGCGCTTATCACGCCGGAAGTCACGGGCCGCCGTTTTGAGCGTGGTAACGCCCGTGCGGCGGTTCTTCACCGCGTACACTTCGCCCTGACGGGGAAGCGACCGGATCACCTTGTAGTTGGTGTTTGCCTGGACCATGGTTTCCTCCTTTCTGTGTGTACGTCTACACACGGCTTTGAGAGCCTACCCGATGGGCGAAGCAGTTGCCTCGCCACTTGTGATGTCATCGAGCAGGGTACCGATCTTATCGCAGATGGTACAGCCACAGACCATCTCGTGGCCGACCGTAGCGCGTGCGAACTTCTCGTACTTACGCCTACGTCTGCGAGTCATGTTGTCGATGTTGTCTGCCATAACATCGAGCGCGTCAGCTGGGATGAAGAAACGTTCTTCGAGTAGCTCCATGAGCGTCATGTCGGCAAGTAGCTTGTCAGGTACATCACTGCCTCGTTGAGCTTCCTTAATGCCAGCGAGATAGTGCTCCAGCTTTCCGTTGAACTTGTCGTAATCGTTGGTATAGTCGTCACAGAGGCGCTCGTAGCTACTTTTGGATACCCCCCTTGAATCGTTATTTGCTATGGGGAATACCTTCTTGCGCTTCTTTTTGTGTACCGAACCAACGATTTCAGGACTACGCACCGCGACGCTATTACTACTAGCGCCAAAAGGAGTGTTGATTGGCGAAGTTACAGAGGCACCTACTGGAAACGTCTGCTGTGTTGGTGGGTGGTACGTGTGAACGATACGCCCACCTTCAAGCGTGATGTGCCTGTCGATCGCGGTAATCGTACCGCAATGCGCACGGTACACCTGACCCTCGTCGAGCTGAAACGCACGGCTCTCTTTGTACCACCCAAGAGGTGTCATAGCGCTCGATAGGATATGCGCCGTCGAGCCCCATACAATACCGCCATTCGGCAGTCGCTCAACGACGAGATCACCACTACGCATACGGCAGAGGTATGCCGCGCCAGGGTCGCGCTTGTCAAACCACGTCACAGCGCCATACCCTGTAAGCTCTTTGCAGTCGAACTCGTTGTCGATATGCGATATCAGTATCTCAGAGTCAACCTCGTACTCGATCCCATACTTCTCGCCTATCTCGCGGTGGTTGTAGATACCACCATTGTGGCACCCTACTGTGTTACCGTACACGAATGGGTGCGCATTACGCTCAGTGCGAGCGCCGACAGTAGCGAAGCGTGTATGCGCAATGACGTTCACAGTCTGTGCAACCTTCGTGACCATCTCCGAACGTGTGAATGCAGTGCTCTCCTTATGAATAGACAGTGTATTGTCCATGAGCGCGTATGCGGCAAAACCGCACGCATGCGCGCCACGAGTCTCAGCACGGTCGCCTAGGAGGTAGGCAAGAATCGCACGCTCCTCGGGCAACGGTAGCGCCTCAGGATTGAACTGAAAGCCAAATAATCCGCACACTTACGCAGCCCTCATGATTCGTGTCTGTGCTGCCTGTTTGAGCCATGCCTTCTGTTTACGCTGGAGTATTGCCATACTGCGTAGCGGATAGCGGCGTATGCCTTCGCGTGCGTCACGCTCCCGGTATGTGCGCTCAACATAATCGCGCACAGCATCGGTAGGCGCAATCGCCTTAAGATACTCACGTCCGCCGACCGCTGTGACGAACTTATACAGCTCAGCAGTATCGACTGACTGCTTAAGCACGTTCTCAACGAACGCGCAGCAGAGCATTGCCCAGCGTGGTACGATAGAACGGTCGAGCGAGCCGTGGTGTAAGCGAAACTCGATAGTGCCGTACTTAGTAATCGCCTGAGTATTGAAACCAAGGTAGCGTTCGAGGTAGCCAACGGTTGCGTTGTACACATGGTAATAGTTACCTTGGGCGGCATACAACCGAAGGGCCTCTGTGTACGTAAAGTTACTCATAGCACGCTGACAGTACCTGTTACGAGAGCGCTCATCGGTAACAAGGTCGTAGAACGCGTCTTCTACAGTGCTCCACATGTAGATAAGCTTGCCTAGCTCGTTCTTCCATACTGTTGCAGATACATTATTAGCTTTAATATCCTGCAACCCAACATGCACATGCAACCCGCACGTATTGTTAACAACGCCATTCGCGCGGTTGATCGCATGCATAACGCTACCAAGCTGATTCAAGAACCTATTACCCGCTGCCGGTGCCGTGCGTATCTCTACGCCTCGACTACCCTCGGTAGCGCGAATACTCCCATCTGTACCAATAGCCGTACGCCATTTCACGCAGGTATTGTACAGGTCCGCCAACGTACCGGGCGGAGGGTTGACAAACCCTGCAATTTCAAGCTCAACGCCTATGGTACGTGTGAGAGGGTTGTACTTCGAAGTTGTCAAATCGTTCATGTAACCGTGGTGGATGCCACAGTTGTTGAGCGATAGGATACCGGCGCCCATTGAATTGTTACGCCAGCATGCGCAGCATGCGTGTTGCTCGTTATTGACAGGTCGACAACGTGCGCATTGTGTACAGCGTATGCGTACTTGGAGCCTCTCGACTGCTAACTGCCTATGAACAGTAAATACTGTTAAGCAGTCTCCACACGGCCCATGCCCTGCGCATGTATAGCATATCACCCGACCGTCCGCGCCTTGAATAAGACCAGACATCGGCCTAACAGTCCGGCAGTCGAGGCATCTGCCTATATCTGCTATACGATTCTCACAATAACTTGCACTACTGCACATACTACAACAGCGTCCGCACCTTCGCATACCCGTGATACCGCGACTGTTAGTCGCGTGAGCGCGCTCTGGTATAATTGTCACGCATGCGTGCGCTGTGGGCATACGACAGTTATAACACAAGGTTCCAACGTTTCTCCAATCGGCACGTACGAGCGTAATCCACTCACGTTTCGCCTCACGCGTACACTTACAGTGCGATGCACAGCGACTGTATCGGCATTGCCGACCGTGGTGGTGTGCGGCGAATGTACGGCGGCCGTTGCGCACAGTGTAAGCGCTCTGTCCACACGTAGCACGCTCGATCGCACACTCCTTACAGTATTCTCTCGCAGGCATTATCTCTCCTAGATAAGATTCAGGATGCTCGCCAACGTACCATCGTTATACGTAACCCAGTGGGGAGCGCCAAGCGCTACATTACCCGCTGTATCGTCGCCTGCTAGGGCGCGCTGTGCAATGTCCTTGTGGTAGCCTTTCGCGCAGTAGATACTGTAGACCATGCGTTTGGTAGAGAGCGTGCGAGCCTGCACTGCTGCAACGTGCTTGTTGAAGCGTGCGATAAGCTCTGAGGTGGGTAGCTCGTCTAGCTCGACGTGGGGGTTAGCAGTTAGCATAATCACTCGGCATAGGGTAGGCCCTACTTCCAAAGACAGATTTTACTACTATCAGCGCAAACTTACGCGCTCGTGGCGTCTTCTTAACTACTGGTACTTTTACCGTAGTACAAACTTGTTTCTTTACTCGTCTTGCTACCTTAACCTTCTTCGCTTCTGGATATAGTGGAGCGCTACACAACGCACCTTTGAAACCATGCTGTAGAGAAATACGCCCACAGCGTATACATGTTCGCCAGTAGTTATGCCTCACCAGTCACTTCCATCTCGTCGTACATACGCATGATTTGTGCTACAGCTGCACCGAAAACACCTGCTATGTGTATGATGCATGCTTCGCACGGCATGCGTAGTGTACAGGGCCGTGTTATCATCATAGTGGTATCACCTTTACCTCACACGTACATACAGTCAATAGTTCCCAGCATGACGCACAGCATGCCTCTAGCCGTGCTACCGGGAACCTATCGAGTAAGCTCGTATGCTGTTTTACGGGTACAGGCTTGTAAATACAGTTGCCATATACACGTAGACAGTCCTGCGTGTGCTGCATAGGCTTACATGGTAAGTACGCTCTGAAATATCCAGCATCGTGGTCGGCGGCATCGGCCGGCAGCGGCTTCGCGGCGGTCGCGCCAGCGTCGAGAGCGGCGTCAGGAGCGCCGAGGTTCGCGTCTGCCGCGTTTTCGGCCGGGGGTTGACACTCGGGTCGGGCGTGCTTAGCGCTCGCGCCCTGAGGCCGATTCCACTCGTTCTCGCACTGGATCACATGTTGTATAGCATTTGTCATAGCGTCTCGCGTGTCAAAACCGTTAGTGTAACGGTCGTGTGATATTCAGGTATACGGCACCGCGTTGTCAGTACGCATGAGACTTGGCTCAATAGGCCGTTGCCATACGTAAAGGCGTTCTAAACCGTGTACCTTAATGCAAGCTGTCCGACGCGCGCCAATGTTATCCTAGCTACCGACACAGCATGGTACCAGGCACACGGCATGCGACTAGCTACGCACTATCACACAACCGCTACACTAACAGCTTTGTCCTCCCTTACAGCACAGCGCACTAAACATCGCGCGCACTGTGCCTTATCATGTGCCTTGCTGTTACGCGCACATGCATAGAACTTCTGCCATGCGATGTGCTGTACTTGATCCGCAGGCCATAGAACCTCGCTACCATCTGCGAAGCTCACGACCGCAGAGCCATCGGTGTGCAACCTAACGCGCGGCGGGCACGATGCTTGCATTAACCCACCATGAGCAACCGTCAGCGGTCGCTTGCATGCACACCGACTGTGCCTTATGCACGCGCGGAGCGCATGCGCTTAGCGCGAGCAAGCTCGCTATCACAATCCAAACTCTCATGCTATGCTACCTCTCGTAGCTGCCCGCTAGATCGACCAGGAACTAGCGGGCAACAGCTAGAGGTGGCGTTAGTGCCACGGTTAGGGCGGCCGGATTGCCGCTATACGACCTTGACGTGGAGACGGCTATGCACACTCCATGCCATGCAAGCCCGATTCATAGGGTGACAACGCATCGGTTGTCAACCGCTCCACACAGCTTAGTGCATGGCATCCTGCACGAGCGATGCCATGCGCTCTGCCGTGTAGCTACTGCGCGTCGGGCTCGCCCAGCAACGCACCGCTGGGCATACGCGTCTCACCGGGCGCCGGCTTGCTGCCGATCTTGATGACGTTGCAGCTCACTTGGTAGCGCTCACCGTCGATGACGACCTTACCGCCAGCGTAGAACCCAACGCTTCCCGTGCTGAACGTCTTGGGCTTTGCCGTAAGGGAGTCATGCTCCCCAAACTTGACTTGCATCGCTATCTCCTATCGCCATTGCCCGCTCTCGTGAGTCGGGGCTTATGCGGCCGGCGCCCGTCGCGGCGCTCGACGGGGGGCCGTTGCGATCGCCGTGCCAGCCGCTAAGTCCGCGAATTCGCTGGAGCCGAGGCGTCGCACTGCGGCACGATCGCATCGCTCAGAGCGCATAGCATCGTGCGCAAGGGTGCGGAATCGCTGGGGAATTCGCGCAGTCGCAGAAGCGTCGGTGCGGCAAAAATGCGACAGCGAGCGGCGCGGCAAGAATAGAACGCGCGCGCGTAAGAATAGAACGTAACGCGTAAGCTCGCGATAACGCTACGGCGTGGGGGTGCGAGCGAAGCGAGCCCAGGGTACGCGTGCGCATGCGTGTAGGCGTAGAGCCCCCCTTGGCGCTACCCCCTACCCTATAGATATACACACAGGCAGATACGTGATGCATTTTTCGCTTTCATTACGAGCCCTTAGAGCGGCCGGGCTCGGCTTCGCCTCGCCCGCCCTCTGCGTACGCGAGCGTGGCGCCACGGCGCCGGGTTGTTCTATTCTGTCAAACAACGTTCCACCAAAATGGGACATATATAGGTGTTTGGTGGCGGTGGGATCGAGGACTCACTTCCCTTCGGCTCGCGCTTCCAGCGCGCGAGCACAGCTCGTACAGCCGAGGGGAGTTGTGAGGGCCGGGCGAGCCTCGTGGTAAGAAGTGCGGTGAGAGGGTTGACGTTTCGAACGAGAGTTGCTAGAGTAGAACAATCGACGCGGAGTAGCGCAGAGGCAGCGCGCCAGGCTCATACCCTGGAGGTCGTGGGTTCAAATCCCACCTCCGCATCCAAATTCTAGCAAGGAGCGTGCCATGGCATCAAAAGCTTTCTTCTCTCTGGAACAGTGTGTTGAGGATTACACCAAGGCAGGGACCGATGCGCGACGTGGCGCTGAGGCGTTCGCGGACGGCGCGGAGTTGGATGTGAACATCTCGTCTGAACGCGCGGAGTTGAAGGGCGTGGTCGCGTTCTTCCGCAAGGCTGCGGATGGTATCGAGCGGGATGGCGGGTTGAAGCGGCGCCCGGCGTAACGCATGGCGGTGAATGGTTCACTCAAGGCCCTTGAGCGCCGGCTCGTTAACAACGACCTGACCGCCGAGGATGCGGCTGAGCTGAAAACAGTTCGCCAGGTGGTTGCCCTTCGCCGGGAGGGCGCCACCATCCTTGAGTGTGCCAGGAAGGTGGGGCTAACGGAGCGGGCGCTCGGGCAGCGATTGAAGCGCGGCGTGTGGGCGTTGTACGAGGACTACGCGAGGAAGCTCGAACGCGGGAATGACGAGAAGCAGGTTCAGGATGTCGTGCGCGGGGCGAAGCAAGCGTTCGCGCAGTTCGCGCCCGACGCGATTGACTTCTACAAAGAGTGCTTCAAGCGGAACCCGATTGAGGAGCAAGACGAGAAGGGTATCTTCGTGGACCCGGCCCGCGCAGAGTGGGCGACGGAGCGTGTATCGAAGGGCCTCGGGCTGACCGAGCCGGACGTGGCAACGCGCCCGACTATCAACATCGGCAGCGCGATCATCGTCGGGGAGTTGAGCATCCTCGCGCAAGACGACGCAAAAGCGGAGCAGGCGATCATTGACATCACCCCCACCGAAAAGTCGGACGGTTAAGCGCGTGAGTACTTCGCGCCCGTCCACACCACTCTCAAGGATGCGCGTGAAGCGCGCCCGTGCCAAAGCCAAGGTGATAGCTGGCGGTACGGGCATACCTATTAACATCTTCGATCAACTGGCGGATCGTGTCGATCACAAGTGACTCTCGCCCAGGGTGGCGCTTCGCGGCACGCTGGCGTTTTCGCTTGTTCCTTTGCTACGGTTGCGGCGCCCGCATGCGCGCCCGGAACGGCCTGCTCACCCTCACCGATAACGGCCTCCTACAATGGGCATGCCTCGCCTGCTGGCAAAGCGCGGACAGGCGGGCCGCGACGTAATGTTCACCTTCAACGATCCGCGCGCGGACGAGAAGAACTACTACGTCATGCCGCCCCCGCCGCCGTACCGCTTCTGGCTTAAGGGTGAGAAGTTATGCGGCCTACAAGCGCGGATCGACTCGAAGCAAACGCTATCACAGACAGACTACCTAGAGTACAAACGCCTCCGGGGCAAGACCGACTTCTTCTACTTCGCGAAATACATCGCTGGGTTCACCTGGCTGGAATGGGACTTACATGGACCAATTGCTTACGCCTGGAGCGCACCTAACGGCACTCGTCATGGCGGTCGCCGCTACGGGCGCTTTCGTCTTGGCGTTGTACCGCGCGCTCACTTAAAGACCTCGCTTATGACACAGGCGTACTGCCTGTGGCGCCTCGTGTGCAACCCCGAGGAGCGGGTGCTCATTTACACGAGCACGTTCGACTTCGCTGGCGTGATTATGAACTACATCCGCACGACGTTGGAAGGAGGCGGGCAGCATGGTGAAATGTTCCTTCAATGCTACGGAGATATCGTACCACGGCCGGGTGACAGGAGTAAGTGGACTACGAATGACATTACGCTCAATCGCAAGGGCGCTTTCTCCGATCCGTCTATTAAAGCCCGTGGTATTGGTTCGCGTGTCGTTGGTGGACACCACACGCTCCAACTTATTGATGACTTGGTTGTTGAAGAACTCAACCGAACACAGATGGACAAAGCGATTCGCGAACTCGATGGGTTGGACCCGTTGTATCATAGTGTTGCGCTTGGAGAGCGGCGCTATGTAGGAACCCCCTGGGCCTTCTACGATCCTATCGTATACATTGCCCGTAACTGGAAAGATGCGCTGGTTGTTAGAATTCCTTGGCGTGACGCTAGCGGCCGACCCATTTTCTCTTATGAGCAGGCAGATCGCGAGGCGGGTCTCCCAGTCGGCACGTCCCTAAACGAATACACCGCCTACGCCGAGGGGATGAAACAGCGGAATAGCTGGTTTTTCTCCTGTCAATACGAATGTTACCCTCAATCCGAAGAGGGGCTCGGCTTCCGTAAGCAATGGTTCAAATACTTCAAGCTCGCCGCGTCGAAAATCATCGAGCTGGACGCCGACGAGCGCCCGAATGGGCGGGAAACCCCCCTTGCTGCCTGCAACGTTTTCATCCTGATCGACCCTAATGTCATCGACCCGCCTGGTTCGCGCACAGGAGTGAACACCAACGTCGAAATCCGGCGCAAGGGGGACTTCGCGGCATGGATTGTCCTCGCCGTCAGCCCTGAAAACTACTGGTACATCGTCCGGGTCATCCGTTGGAGGTGCAACCTTGACCAGTTTACGGCGAAAACTCATGAATTGGTTGCAGTGTGGCAGCCCAAGTGGGTGGCAATCGAGCAAATTGCTGCCCAACGGCTGTTCTATCACATATTTCAACGAGAATTTCGCGCTGGTAAGCCAAAATTCCAGATCGTACCATGGCAGGGAGGCCACGCTTCCAAGCCTATGCGCATCAAAGGGCTCATTCCCTTCTACTCCAACGGATTCGTCTGGCACCGCGTCGGGGATCAGCCCGAAGTAACGAAAGGTTTCCATGATCTTGAAGGAGAACTCCTTGACGGTGATGGCGCTGAGCACGATGATTCTTCTGATGCTCTCTCCGCCGCTGTTCCTCTTGTTTATCCACCTGGAAAAGACAAACCTCTGGCGGTTGATGAAGCTATCGCGCTCATTAAGCGCGACGCGAAGTGGGCCACGCTCGATCCTGCCTCTCGTGAAGAGGCGATGGCGTGGGAGCGAAAGAAACGTAAGGGTATGCTAACAGGCGATCAGCTTCTTACCGGCCTACACATGCACGATTACGACGAAGACGGCGACCCGCTCGACGGTCTCGTCCATCCCTCGGCAGCGGAGTACTAAAATGAAAGTGGGATACTACAATGGATACGCCAAAGGACTACAGGACGGACGGGCTTACGCCCTTCAAGACTTTGAACGAGTTCTTGCAGTACTGCGAGAGGAGTTGGGTGACGCACGCGCCGACGCCGCGAACCAAGCGCACCGCGCTGACGCCGCCGTCGACCTCCTCCTTGGACACCTTGGGGAACGAGCCATCTCTATCGCTGGTGAAGTACGCGAAACCGAGCGCTCCGAGCGACACATAAAGGCTGTACAGCAACTGAGCACCATGCCCGATCCGACTGACGAACTTCCGTACGGGCACCCGCTCGGGCGGTTCACGTCGGAGCGCGAAGCAGCTCTCTCACTTGGGGAAGACGTGGATGGAGTAGAGGCGAATGGATAAGGGTAAGGTTCAGAAGTTTTACAACGCAGCAGTTGGGAGGCTCGCGCGCGGGCGCGAGGCTGTGCTTCGCGCGGCGTACGAGAATAGCCTCTTCTGGGCCGACATCCAGTGGATTCGCTGGTCCGGCGTGGAGCATACCTTCGTGCGCTCGAACACAGCGCGCAACGTCCCGCGTCCGGTCGAGAACGTGTACCGCCCGAAGTTGATGAAGGCAGTGTCGCGACTCGCGTCGGTCGAACCCTCGCTGACATTCTCCCCTGGTTCTGAGAAGGAGGACGACCGTATCACCGCCGACAATGGCCGCCTCGTGCAGAAGTACATCGAGGATATCGTTCGTATTGAGGAGTTACGCCTTCGCCTCGCGTACCAGACAGTCCTGTTCGGCAACGCCTGGCTTATCAACAACTTCGACCCCGACGCCGGACCTATGGTCGACGTAGGCGGTGGGCGCTTCGAACCTCAGGGCGAGCAATGCGCGGACGTGGGGAACATCTACGAGATGTTGATGGACTACACGATCCCCGACCAGCGCCGCCAGCCGGTCGTCATCTGGCGGAAGATGCGGACGATCGAGTGGCTGCGTGAGCACTACCCAGAAGTCGCGCCGCCGGACGGGGACAACTCAAACGCGGCTGGCGACCTCGGCCTGACGATGTTGCAGAACATCGTGCGCCTCCAGCCGACGCTCGTGTCCATTGTCGGTTCCGGCGCGCAGTACTCGAACGCGGTGATCGTTGATGAAGTGTTCGCGCTCCCGTGTAAGGAGTTCCCTCGCGGCCTCCTCGCGCGCGTGATGAACAACGGCGAGCAGGTACTTGAGGCGAAACCTAACCCGTTCCACGACGGCACGCCAGCGAAGCCCGGCCGCGTCTTCATCCCCATCACCCACTTCGGTTACGATGAAGTCCCAGGAGCGTTACTATGCACAACCCCGGCGAACTCTCTCAAGGAGCCGCAGCGCCAACGCAATCGGTTGATCTCGCACATCCTCCTGTACTTTGCCCGCAATGCCAATGGTGTCTGGGCCATCCCAGAGAATGCGGACGTATCCACGATCGGTGGCACGGAGGGTATCGTCATCCGGTACATGGCGAATTCCGCCGGGGGTGGTGCCCCGCAGCGCATCGACGGCGCAACGCTCCCGAGCACGTTCGCTGAGCGTCTGAACCAGATTGACAAGACCATGGATGATATCGTCACCGTTGGCGATATCGCCGAGTCCTTCCCGCGTATGGACTCCCCGAACATGCTGAACACAATCATCGAGCAGCAGATGCAACAGCTCGGGCCGGTGTTCAAGCGCTGGGGCGCGTCGTGGGTCGAGGCGGCAAAGCAACAGTTCTTCATCTTCCGTAACTTCGCGCCCGAGGAGTTGTTCTACAAGATCAAGGGTGAGGAAGCACGGTGGTCGTTCAAGAAGATCGCGACCGCCGACCTCAGCGGTGGCATTGACATTCGCGTCGAGGCGAACAGCCTCATGCCGAAGACAATCCTCCAGAAAAAGTCGGCGTACGAGCAGCTCGCGCAGACCCTCCCGCAGTTGATGCTGGACCCGGACGTGCAGTTGAAGTTCGCCCGCGCGTTCGGGGCGGTTGAGTTGCTAGAGGGCCTCGCCTCCGACGACAACCAGATCGCGCGTGAGCACGACGCGGTGATCGCCTGGGCGCGGCAGTTCTTCAACATGGAGACCGGGGAGCTGCTCCCGAACGTTGACCCCAACGACCCCGCCCTTACGATGCCGGTCCACGTTGACCCGGACTGGGATAACCACCCTCTTCACCTCCAGCGCCACCGTGAGTTCTGCCAGAGTGAGGAGTTTCAGGGGCTCCCGCTTAGCGTGCAAGAAGCGTTCCGTACGATGCACTATCGCGTTCACGCGCAGCTGTACGCCGAGCAGATGCAGGCGCAGAGCGGTGGAGGCGGCGGTGGGGAACCTGACGGCGACGAAAACGGCCCGCCCTCTAAGGGTTCGAAAGGTGAGGACAATGGTTGACAAACGGCGTTTTATTGAGTACAGTGGGTACCATGGCGTTTGATGGGCAGTCTGTTGTAGGGCAGGGCGGTCGTGCCAACGGCGGCGGAATGTCCGCGATGGGTACGAATAAGCCTGACCCGATGGTGCAGCCGGCTCTAGCAAACGCTATGCGCCCTGGCTTGAGCCTCGCGCGCATGGCTCCTCCTGGTACGCGCGCTGGTGCCGGGCGTGGTGGTGCCGGCCCGGGGGCGGGAGTAGCCCCCGGTGTCCAAGCCCCCGGTACGAAGATGAACTCCACCCAGCGCATTCGGCAGCAACAGGCTGAGCGTAAGCTCGCCGGATCGCGCCCTGGTCTTATGCAAGGGACCATGGGCGGCCGGACGCTGGGTTACTAACATGCCGATAAATAAGTACTTTCACGGCCACGGCGAGAAAGTCAAGGCCAACATGCAAAAGGAATACGGCGCCGAAAAGGGCGAGCGCGTGTTCTACGCCACCGCGAACAAGCGCGGTGAGAAACCAGGCGGGCATTTCAAGCGCCTCGCGGAGAAAAAGTAATGGCAAATCACGGACTTACGCGCGTTGAGTGCCGAGGTGACAAGGTAGTCGTTGTCGCCGGGCCTGTCCCGCAGCATATCCAAGAGCAGATGCAGAGCGCAGAAGTAGAGAAATCCCCCATGACGCGCCGGATCGAGAAGAAGATCAACCTCCCGCCGCGTTTCATTGCACCACCGAAAGCAGACGTAACTAAACCCCAGGCAGACGAGAAGAAGGAGACGAAGTAAATGGCGTTCACTATTGTAACGAATGATCCAGGCGCGGCGCGGAAGACGGGCGTTGCGCGCCATGAGATGCAAGAGGCACAGGGCGGTGCTGCGACCGACGATTGGATTCTCGATGACGAGTTCGGCCCGGTCGCGTCGTTCGGGCGTGGCACGGCGGATACGCTTATCACGTACCTCGCGCTCTACCGTAACGGCATTGCTACGTACTTCTACCCGAATGCGACGAACGACGGCGTGATCGTGTCCTCGGTGAAGCCATAATGCGGCGCTTTTTGTTCGTAGCGTTCGCCGCGTTGGCTCTCGTGGCGCAAGGCGCGTCGGCGCAGGTATCGCGTCCGCACGCTACCGCGACTCCACAGCCTGACAAGACTTCCGGGCACTCTGGCCTCCCGCGCTACGCTGTTGGCGCCTCGTGCGGGAACACCGACGAGTACTTCTTCGGCGATACTGTCGGGTGTATCTACGCCTGTACAGACGGCCGGATTGTGATTGTCGCTGGCGTGGCGTGCGTGCTCCCGACTGTAGCGGCGACGATCGCGACGACTCCTACACCTACTGTCACTGTTACACCTACTGTAACGGCGACACCTACTCTCACTCCTACTCCAACACCGACTGCTACGGCCTAATGCAAGCTGGCCCTACATTCGACAACTTGCTCGCCCAGCCTGGACCGAGCGAAGCCCCCGCGCCGCAGTCAGCGGCCGGGGGCGTCGTACTCAACGACCATGCGAAGCAGGCGGCGTTGCAAAGCCCGTTCCACCAGGCGCGGGTGCGTACGCTACAGTCGCTTGAGGGTTTGAAGACGCTTGCACAGCAGCTAGCACAGGAGGCGCGCGGTGGCCTCTAACCTTCGCACGCGTCTGACGATAGACGTTGGCGGGCAGCCGTATCAATTCGGCACCCCCTTCGTGCAAACGTTCCTCGCGCTTGAGCAGGAGCCGGCGCAGTATCAAGTTACGGTTCCTGCTGATAGCGCTGCGACGCTCTGGGACGGCGCCCCGCCGATTAGCACCTACGACTTCCTCGCGCTCGTGGCGGATCGCAACTGTCAAATCGAATTCACTGTCAACGGTGGCGAAGCGGATGAGTACCACTTCACGCTTCCGCTATTGGCAAACTTCCCCATTGTAGTCCCAGGCGGCCAGGCATACGCCGGCCAGACTGGAACTGAGGACGCCTTCACTGAAGGCACCCTTCGCGAAGTCACAAAGATTCGAGCGCTGAACACCGACACGGCAAACGCCGCGTTGGTCTCAGTGTTCGTAGCCCAGGAGGATTCGTAAGCCGCAGACTTACGGACCTTCATACCAAAGGAGACGGCGATCATGGCATTTGGAAAGAATACCTCTGACGAAGACACCGACCTTGAGCGTGATGCTGAGGGTGACGGTGTAGACACCAAGAGCGAAGCAGAGATTGAGGGCCTTGAAGCAACTGACAAGGACGACACCGACGAACAGCGTGACGCCGACGATACGGGCGACGGTGAGTCTGGAAAGTTGCCGGTAGGCGTCAAGAAGCGCTTTGCCAAGTTGTCCGCCCAGCGGCGAAAGGTCGAGCAAGAGCGTGACGCTCTCGCCGCCCGTGTAGCTGCATACGAAACGCGGGAACGTGAGAAAGAGGACAAGCGTAAAGCAGCCGAGCAGGCGACCCCGGAGGGCATGAAAGCTGCCGAGCGGCGCCAAGCAATCCGTGCTGCCATCGACGAGACTTACGGCGATGGAACAAGCGACCTTCTGGAAGATCAGCGCTCTGAGCGTCAACTCCAGAAGGAACAGTATGCCCTGAATGCAGTTGGCTACCTCAAGTCTGAGTTGGAAGATCACGGGATTGCCGTGACCAATGAAACGCTCGTTCGATGGGAACGTGCGGTGGGGAGCGAAATGCAGGAAGACCCGCAGCTGTTGGCGATGTTCAAGCGCCCTGCGACCGCGCAGGATGCTATCGTCGAAGCCTTTAACCGCGTGCGAGACGGCCTTGCGAACCCTGCGATTAAGCAGCAGGGCGGTAAGCCTCTTGAGCGCATTGAACGAAATCGCAGTGCGGTTCTCGGGAGTGGGCGTTCGTCTGCTGGTGCAGACGAGGGTTCCCCGTACCCGGACAACTACACGGCCAAGCCGCCGAAGAATGCGAGCCCCGCGCAGCTTGAAGAGTTCTGGCAGAACCACAGGGATCAAATGTGGAAGAAGCTGAACTCTGGTGCGGATGCATAATCGGCATAACGGAGAGCTGAGATGTCTCAGTCACTTGTAAACTTCGCGAGCATGCTCAAGTTGCACTATCGTCAGATGGTGCTGAACTTGATGAACAATGAGATCGTGATGTGGAACCGCTTCAAGAAGGCCCCCTCGGAGGTGTGGGAGGGTCGTGATGTCGTGAAGTGGCCCCTTATCACTGGTCGTACCCAGGCGTTCGGTTCTGGACGCCCTGGTGGTCCGCTGCCTAACCCGCAGCACACCCCGACTGCCGACATGGAAGTCCCCCTTCGCTTCATCTGGGGTTCCATCGGTATCGATGCGCCTACGATGAAGGTGGCGCGGTCGGATAAGGGGTCGTTCGCGCGAGCGCTCGACTTCGAGATGGATCGATTCAAGGAGTCGTACTTCGACTACTTGAACGAGCTGTGCTGGGCCGATGGCCGTGGCGTCCTTGCGTTGGTGAACGTGCCTGGTACCTCGACCACGACGCTGACCGTGGATTCGCCCATGGGCATTCCTGGTTCCATCAACGGTGCGCGGTTCCTCCAGCCGACCATGCGCATCGCGATCCTCAACGCTGCGGGCACTGCCATCACGGCTGTGCGCCGGATCGAGAGCATCGCGGCTGACGGTAATAGCGTTACCCTGAACTCGGCGGTTTCGAACACCGAGGCTCTGGATAACGGTCTGATTGTTCGGGCGCCGAGCCTGACGGTCAGCGACGTTGCCGACGTTTCGTACCTGACGGACCCGATGGGTCTGATCGGTATGGTCGATGACGGAACGTTCGTCAATGATTACTTCGGGTTCAACCGGACCACGCAGCCCCTTGCGCGTTCCAGCGTGTTCCCGAACGTTGGTGCTTTGAACATCGACATCATCCAGCAGATGCGGGATGTTGTTGACCAAGTTGGTCGCGGGAAGATCACCGAGAGCTGGATGCATCACAGCACCCGGCGTTCGTACGCTGCGCTGACCTTCGCGAATCGTCAGTTTATCAGCACTGGCGGCGCGATGGACAACGACGCGGGCTACCGTGACAATCTCCAGGGCAAGACCATCGAGTGCGGTGGCGTGCCGTGTATGGTCGATAAGGATGCGCCTTACCGCATTTGGTTCGACATGGACTGGAGAGAGGCCGTGAAGTTCCCGAACACTGAGTTCGAGTGGGCATCCGAGAGCGGAGCGATCTTGAAGCAGGTGCCGGGCGTGGACGCGTTCACTGCGTACGCGCGTAACTTCTACAACCTGTGCCACGGGAAGCCGTTGGCGTGCGGTCGTCTCGACGACATCAACACTAACGTCGTCGTGGCCCACGTTCGGTAATCGTCGTACACAAAACCAGTGGGGGGTGGGCCTACGGGTCCACCCCTTCCTAAATAGAGGAGAATTACAATGGCACTTCGAACTAAGACTCGTGAGCAGTTGTATCAGATGCATACGTACCGTGGGGGCCGCGTTGAGGTTCTTGCGCTGCGGGGTTTCTTCCACACCGTCGAGAAGGTCCAGGGGCACGGGGTTCTCATTCCCGACCTCCAGATCAGTACCTTCGACGCGCAGACTTCCACCGAGGCTGACGTTGACGCGTCTGGCGTTGGTCGGCTCTACTTCGTGTGGGCCGCGAGTGGTACTGCAAAGGCGATCGACACGACTTCAACCCTCGATACGATCGTGCAGCTCAAGGATAACGATGTTGTGATTGCATCGTTTAAGGTCACGTCGAACCATGCGAGTGAGGTGTACTTTTACGACACTATTGATGGTGTCGGCATTCCGTATGCGACTGACTTGGAAGTTCAAGCTGTTGCCGCTGCGGATGGTACGTCTAACCCGGCGGCGGGCGACCGTCCCGACATCGTGGTGGTGTGGGGTGATAACGCGATCAACACTGAGGATCAGAACCTCATCAACACTGCCTACGGTTGATCTGGCGAGCGCGTAAGCGCGGACCTGTCGTCCTCCCCGGTTTAGCCGTCGCCGGGGAGGACGCTGCCTTACAACGACGGCGTGGCCCGCAGAGCCACGGAAAAGGAGACGGTTATGAACAATCGTGAAGAGAACTTTGAGGAACTTGTCAATAGCGTGTCGATCAAGAATCGCGTGTGCGACGGTTCGGTGTTTATCACGCGGAACGCGCGCCAGCAAGAGTGGAAGCCCGGCGAGGTGAAAGTGCTCCCGAGGAAGATCGCTGAGTGGTTTCGCGATAAGAGCCGCTTCCGGGTGAACCCTGGCGAGCCGAACGAGGGGATTCCGAGCACGATTGAGTACAAGCTGGTGATCCTTGGCGATGGTGCGGACGAGACGGATATCACGCGGGAGTATGTGCTGAGCGTGAAGGAGTTGCTGGATGTGGCAAACATGCCGCAGTTGCAGCGGATCGACCCGAAGACGGGGCTGCCGCTTCGGCGGGTGTACATCGACCCGCGCTCGACCGGCGGGATGGGACAGAGCGATACAGTACGTCGTACCGAGGAGGCTGTGACGAAGGCGGTGTCGAGCGACATCGTGCGCGCTGCTGCTGACGCGATCGCTGACGCTGCGCAGAATGCGAGCCCGGCTGAAATCGAAGCGGCGGTCGCTGACCTTACGGGCCAGGCGGTCGAGTAATGGAAGCCCCCGCGTTGCCGCGCGGTTACAATAAAACACTCCAGCGCGCGTACCCTGACTGCCGCATCCGGTGGTCGGAGCGCTTTGAGTGCTGGCTGCTTGAGCGCAAGGCGAACTACGCCCGCGTTGACATTAACCCCGCGAACTACCCGCGCGAGGCGCTTGATACTTTTATCCAGCGCCGCGATGGGTACTACACCGCCGGGCGGTATCACCCACAGGGGTTGCCGCCGGTCGACCTCCTTGTGCGCATCCTGCGCGCGAACGACACGGCCTTGATGGACGTGGCTGGGGCGACTCCTGAGGAACAGGCGGCGAACTTCACACAAGCGCTTGAGGAACGAGAGCGCGAGGAGTTGGAGAAGGTGCGTGTGGATAATTCATTCTACGGCTCGGGCGTGGGCGGGGAGTTGTACGACCAGCTCGCATGGGCTGAGGGGCGGCGAGTTTCGGTGCCGCGCGGGCTGCCGAGTACGTAATGTTCTCGACTGAACCAGTAAAGCTGTTTCTCAAGCGCTGCCAGTTGCGTCTCGATCAGGAGTTGGACGTTGAGACGAACTTCTGGTCCCTCGCGGAGATGTTGGAGTACACGAACGAGGGGTTGCGGGAGGTGTGGCAGGCGGTGCGGGAGACACACCAGAACTGGTTTGTCAGGCAGATTACGTCTACGGATGGGAAGTTGAAAATCGGGGGGCGGGATTACGACACTGACCTACTCAGGTTGACAAATCGTCGTTCACGCCTCTTCCTGCCCTCCGATTTCAGAGAGTTGCTTTTCATTGAGGGGCTCCCGCCCGAGAACTCGACACAGATCGGTGATAACTTCTTTCCGGTTGTGCGCTTCGAGTATCGTAATGTGACACAGCGGCGCTTCCGTGAAGACTCGCTGAATACGATTACTACGAACGTGCGCGTGTATTTGTATGATGTGATCTTTAGCGTGGATGGGCCGTACGTGCTTCTGTCCCCGCCGATGTCACTGAACGAGGACATCCGCTGTCAGATTAAGTACCTCGCTGCTCCGGCGCCGCTGGTGCTGACGAATACATTCGAAGGTACAGGGTTCACGCTTGAGATGGTCGACGCCCTTCTCGCGTACGTATGCTACGCGGCTTCACAGAAGGAAGGGCTCGATATGAACGTGGGGAAACTGTACAACGCTTGGACATTGAAACGTGAGCTGGCTGTTCGCGGCGCCGGCCCTAAACAGACTCGCGACGAAGAAACCGTCGAGGGCTACCTGGAGGATGAACTGTAATGGCTTCTGTATTGATCGGTCCTAAAGGGCGAAACCCTGACTACTTCCGTCTTGAGCATCAATACGCAAACATCATTGGTGCGCAAACTGCGGTGATCGTGAGTAAAGGCGGAGGTATGATCCACACCGTTTGGTGTGGCGTCGTCGGAACGCTTGCTGAGTTCTACGATGTCGCCGAGGGAGGTACAACTGACGCGACGACGCGTATCGGAACGTTCTCGCTCGCTGCACTTACCGACGAGTTGATCCTTGATATCGCGTTCTCTCAAGGCTTGACGGTTATTGTAACTGGCGGTGCTAGTACAGCTGTTGGTATGTCCTTCCGTGGCGCGCAGACTGTCTCTCCGCGCAACTTTGGTACGATTGACTGGAATCCTGGCCGGTAAGAGCCTCGCGTGGCTACGACCTATAGCCAAACGTTCGACTCCTACTGGCGCGGAATACTTCAAAGGAAATCGCCACGAGGGCAGGACGCCGGTTTTCTTGACGAAGCGCTAAACGTTGCGTTTCGTGGCGGCGCGATTCAAAGCCGCCCAGGAATTCGGCCGTTCAACGCAGCTACGTTTAGCGGGATCGTCCGTGGAATGGGCTGGCATGTAAAGACGGACGGGACGCGGGAGTTGCTGGTTGCAGCGGGAACGGCGCTACAGCGCTGTTCTATCGCAGGCGATCCTATCGATATCCCGCTAACGAACCTGCCGTTGTACAACCAGACACGCTCGTTTGTCACGAAGGTTCACTTCCTCTCGCTGAGCGGCGGGACGAACACCACGTTTATCTACGACGGTGTGAATTGTAACGTGAAGTGGGACGGCGAGCTGTTGTCGAAGATGGGGCTGCCGGATGGTACGACGCCCACGCAGACAGCTGACAACGCGGGGAATATTGAAAAGGGTACGCGGACGTACGTTATCACGCTGCTCAGTCCGTACCACGAGGGAGATATCTCGCTCGTATCGTACGAAGTAACGCTGACGACAAACGGTCACGCGCTAACGTTCGCGTCACCCGTGCAGACGCCCGACGCTGTAGGCAGCGCCGCGACGATTCAAGCCGCCGCCGCGTTGAATCAATATGATGATCCGCAAGTAACGCGCTGGCGCTTATGGCGTACGTTCGCTGCTGACGCGACCCTCTCCTTTATCGGCGAGGCTGATATCGGCGTTGATATCATCGATAACGTCTCCGATGAAACGCTGCTTGGCAGTGATGTTGTTGAGCAGTTGGTGAATAGCGGACCTGGCCCGGTGTCAGTCGGGTCGCCGATCGTGGCGATGGTTGAGCATCGCGGGCAGCTCGTGGCGGTGTTCGCTAACGACTTGAGTTTGCTGCACTTTTCGAACTTCGACCCGGACTACATGGTGCCCGAGGGCTGGCCGCGTAACTTCGTGCAGCCGGTCTCGCACGGTGACGGGGATGTGATTACCGCGCTACGCTCTTTCAACGAATGGTGCGTAGTCTTTAAGCAGAACTCTAGTCATGCTATCATAGGGGATGCGTTCAAGGATTACAAGATTGTACCAATGCTCGCAGGCGGTACACGCCAGGGTATTGGGTGCGGGTTTCCAGGCTCGGTGCTCCAGATTGAGAACGCAGTGTTCTTCGCATCTCGTGACGGGATTTACCGTATTGACCGGACAGGTGAGTTGACCGCTGTGCGTATGACGACGAACATCGACGATCTGTACGCTGCGGCAAACTTCTCGCTTGGAAGCGCTGCGTTCTTCGACCGTAAGAAGCGTATCTTTGTATTCCTGGGGCATGGATAATGCCTCGTATTCGCCGCATTGGGATTGATACAGTTGTTAATTACTCGTTCCTCGAAACGAGTAACTACGACGAGGATAACCCTGCCGCTACTACAAGTCCATGGGCGGACTCCGATGCTATGGATCAGACGTTCAAGCAGGCGTCGCCGACAGAGGTAACAGCTGAGGGCGTGCTTATTACCTTCGAGCGTTTTCCGGACGCGTTCAACGGCTCGATGGTAAAGGTTCATCCTACATACGATACAGAGGCTGGAGAAGTACCAGCGCTGGAGATGTGGATTCACGATAGCGAGAATCTAGAGTGGATTAAGCGGAATCGTATTGACCTGACGAATCCGTTTGTCGGTGTCGCTTCGGGCGCGCGTAAGGTCTTCGACTTTACCTTCTTCCCGTTCGAGCGGAATATCGATAAGGTCTGGATTACTATGGACCCCGGCGCGGTCGGTACGCCGTCGATGAACTTCGTCGCGATTAAGTTGTACGGGCAGTGTGAGGGGTCGTTGAATAAGACGAACCCGAATAACGATGACCCTTGTGCAGACCCGAACGATCCATTCTACACAGGCTTCGATGATGAAGGGCAGCCGTGCCCTGGCACGACATTCGAGCCCCCGGTGTTTCCTGAGATTCCAGAATTGGACGTGTGCAACCCTGCGTCGATCGCGCAGTACCGCGATGCGGTTTCGCTCATCCCAGGTTTTATCGACATCTTCGACGCGTGGTTCGAGGCGAATCAAGGGAACATTGCGTTGTACTGCGCCGGGGTTGTCGATGACCCGCCGGTCGACCAGCCTATTCCACCTGAGCCCCCGCTTCCGCCGCTTGATCTCTGCGATGAAGTATCGATCGAAGCGTTCCGCGCTGCTATTGGCGGTTCTGCTGAAAACCTCGCGGCGTTCGAGGCATTCCTTGCAGCACTGGAAGAGGTCGGTTTCTTCGAGCTTGTGTGTCCGCCTGCTGATCCGCCGGAGGAGTACATTGACCCTGAGAGTATGGAGCCGGCCGAGGAGCCTGACCCGAATACCGACCGGCCGTTTGAACAGGGGCCTGGCGGTGTGCCCGATAAAAAGCCGGCAGTGAGCGGTTCAATTCCTGACGCGGGCGGCGGGGATACGCCTGTACCTGCGCCGATCGATTCAGAGTTCAACTTCTTTGCATTCTATGGGAATCAAGGCGATACAGGCGATATAGGCGGTACTCGCGCGGCGTTCTCGAACTGCATACTTGCTGGTTGCCCTTCACAGCCAGTAGCAGAAGCATGGCAGAGCTTGACGACGTTGCCTATCTACCTCGGCTCGCTTGCAGAGGGGACGATTCTCTTCACTTTTGGGAACGTACCTGTTGGTTCGGTTATTCGCGTTAACGCGAAACTTATCGAGGCCGTGGCACTAACGCCACCTTTTGGCGACTGCGGAAGTGAGGGCGTATACAGCGAAAGTCAAAATATCAATGAGTGCTTCAACGGCTCAATTGGTGGCGGTCTTGGTGAATCCTTTACCGAAGATAGCCTTGAAGATTTTGCAGTTAGTCTTAATCCAATTCCACCTGGATGTGACACTGCGGGTTATCTGGCTATGACGGTAATTGGTGAGAGCGGTAATCGGCAGCTTCGGTATCAGAATCCTAACCTTATCTTTACGAGTGATCGCGCGCACTACTTCAACATCCACGTTACCGTCCCCGGAACTGCCACCTCTCTCCCAACAGTTACTATGATACAGCTTTAAGGAACCCAATGGCCGCGATTCCTTGTATTGATTACGTACGTGAGTCTCCTGGGACGGTGCCCGCGCGCATCACGCGAACGAACCCAGATTCGATCCGTAACCGTTGGGCGAACTTTGTGTTTTCTATGGACCTCTCGCCGACGCAGCAGGACGAGGCTGGTACTGGCATCGGCGCATGGAGCCTATGGGACATCCCTTCGTCACACGCCGCGCAGATTGACGATGACCGCGGCGAAGACCTTATCTGCGTTTCGATCAAGGATGAGATTTACTGGCTCGATTGGCGGCGGTTCCTCGATGAATGGAACTACGACGCGTTCGCTCCGATCCGCCGGTTAATTCGCTTCGGGCCGCTGCCGTCGAACGCAGAGGTTACGGTACCGCCAGGCGGGTATGATCTCTCGGCAGTAAAGCGCTTCCGTGAATTTGAGTGGTCGCTTGCAGACGGGGCGCTTGGGACACCCGGCGCAGTGTGGGATGTTTCAGTAGGCGAGTGGGGGCGGGAGGAGCGGACGACGCGCACCGGGCAGCGCCGGACTGTAAACCGTATGCGCTCGAAGATTAGTACACATGGGAATGCATTTGTTGTAACATTGCAGCATAGCGCGCCAGAGCCTATTAACATTGAGCATTACCGGGCGGCGTGGGACTTGGTTGGGCGCCGCATTCGCGAATCGGCGGTTCCACGTAAGAGTGTATCGCGTGTCATTCCAACGCCGGCTGTGCCGCCAACATTGAAAACTGCGTCGTTCTTGTTCTTCTATGACGGAACGACGCGAGATAATTTCATAGCAAATATTGATAACCAGCCCTCTGAGGTGCAAGACGCATACTTCGGCATTGGGCAAGACCCGGCGACTGTTATTACGTATGGTCTTCCGTTAGAGCGGGCGAACCCACAAACAACTAAAATCACGCGCTTCGAGTTTGATTTTACAGGGGCGCCTGAGGGTTCGACTGTGAGTGCGCGCGGGTTATACTTTAACGGTCTCATTTGCGAAGACCCTGTGATTTTTAACAAAACGTTCCTCGATGCCGACGGATTGTACGATTTTGTTTGGCAGTTCGATACGTCGCCAGGGACATTCGGTGTTCCGATTGCGCCGTTGAAGCCGATCTTCGATCGTACAGGGTTTGATACAAATATCCTCGCGTTTTCCCCGGCGCTTATTAGCGGTTTTCTAACAGTTGGTATTGATATTGTTGGCGGCGCTCACCAATACTTCCAACAGGCACAGTACCAAGCGTTCTTCTTCAAGTTCTTTGTGCAGACGACAGCCGAGACAATGACGGTTACAGCAACGCCTATTGTTGAAGACCCGATTGATCTTATCACTCCGGCAATCGCTGGTGATCCATTCTGTAACGACTTGTACGTCTGTGAACTGAAAGACGGTATCTGCTAGCCATGACGCATCGTGACGACGTACGAGCTGCGCGCAGCGAACTGAACCGCCGGGCGAAAGAGCTTGGTATTGACATGGATTCCGAGCGCTCGAAGACAGGCCAAAACGAGCGCACGCTCGCGTACGAAGCGCAGAAGCTTATCAATACGCAGACGCCTCGTCGCACGACTATGCAGCAACAAGTGGACAATCCGCCTGACGGAGCATTCAATGGTGCGAATACACAGTTTGCGCTCTCTGCGCCTGTCGTTGGGCATAACATCTCAGTGATCTGGCACGATTCGCAGGCGAACGTGCAGTGGGTGCTCACAAAAGGAAACGCTAACCCCCCGGCAACGCACGAGTTTTTCTTCGACCCGAACGACCCGGACCAGATTGTCGTGGGTGATCCGCCGGTCGGCGGAGACGGACTGGTCGCTGTGTATAAGGTTGAGCGTTAACGCGTTTTATGCTAAAAGGGAGTAGTCATGCTAATCAATAGCGGTGGTAAAAAGTTCGGCGGTGCGGGCGGAACTATTGGTAGTTCCACTGGTATTGGTGGTACTATCTCCTCGGGGACTACGTTTAAGAGTCTCGTGTCGGGGAAGCCGAATGCACCTATCAAGCCGGCGAAGGTCGGGTTGCCATCACGCGGGGACTTCGGGTCGCCGATCGGAACGCCGACTGCGGTTGGCCCGAACCGTGGAGACTATGGTAATCCTGACAACGCTGGGTTGGTAGAAACCGCGCGTGACGCGCGTGAGGCTCGGGCTGGCTTTGCCGATCCGCGCTCGACCGCTGCGTTTCAAAATCTTATGGGGCTGGCTCACGAGCAGACTGGGCAGCAACTCTCAGAGCGCGCGCGTGGGGCGAAGGATGCTGCACAGCGGCGCGGGTACGCAGGCGGTTTCGAAGACTCCGACCGGGAAGCAAACTCGGATAGGATGCATGCGCTTGCGAGCGCGGGGTTTGCCGGGGCGGCTTCGATTCGACAGCAGGAAGGAGAGCAGTACGGGCGTGCAATCGGCGCGTTCACGCAGCTCCAGACTTCTTACAACGAAGCGAAGCAGGCGGGGGATATTGCGTTTGCGAGTGACCTTACGCGCACGCACCTTGCGAATGCTGAGAATACTCTCAAGACTGCGGGCCTTAACATGGAGCAGCAACTCTCATACGCAGGCGCGTTGAACGACGCAAAGATGCTCCAGGCGAAGTTGGATCAAGACTTCAACAATAGCATGATCGATAACAACCGCTATATCGATGGGCAGCAGCAGATTGCTGCGCAGCTTCTCGCTGCTCAAATGGCGCTCGAAGAAAAGAAGCGTGAGTTTGATATTGAGAGCGGGTTCCGTGACAAGAAGTTTGCCGAGGATCAACGGCAGTTTGACCTCGCGCTCAAGGCCGACCCGAACACGGCGCTCCGTACGTTCTCGGACCCTCGTTACGGTGGACCGACCGGGCGGAAGCAGACGACAAATACCGGCGCAGTCTTTACTGGCCTGAGTTAAGCGCCGTGCTGCGCGCGGCAACCAGAAGTCTGCTTGCCGCCTTGCTGCTTACGCTGCTGCCTACCGTTGCGCTTGCAACGAAGGATGGTGGCCCGAACTTCTTCGCGTCGTCGTCGACGGGTTTTACGGCAACGCACTATTGCGGGCGTGGTGGGTGTAGTACTACCCAGGGCGCCGACACGAACTTTTGGACGAACCGGCAGCTTACGCTTACGCAGTGTAACGTACGCGGACGGCTGACAAACTCTCCTGGCTCGGGAACGTGGGCTGTTCACATTCTGTACCACGAGACAGCGCTTGCGGTTGGAACGAGCTGTCAGGATAACATTGCCGGGCTGGTAGATAGTGGTACTGTCTTTACGTTCAGCGGGGCAGAGACGTTTGATAGTGGGTCGATCGACCTCACGACGGTGAATGGTGGGATTGGTATTGTCGCTCCTGCCTGCACGCAAATCCAGGTGGTTGCTGCGAGTAGCCCGAGCAATTCTGGAAGCGAGTTTCTTGAGTTTGACTGTAAGGATACGAACACTGACGGTGTAACGGCGTTTGTCGGGCAGAGCGCAACGTCGCACTCTGCAACTTTCGGTGCGGGAGCTGATACAAATACAACCCTTACAACGAATCGTACGTACTGGATTGCGCCGTATGACATTAGCGCGTGCGCCGGGGCGTTTTCTGTCGATACAGCGCCGGGCGCGGGTACGTGGACGTTGACTGGGGAGGTTTCGACTGCCGCGTTGGGCGCGAATCAGGTTTGCTCTGATCTTACCTACACGACAGTTCCGGCTGTAGGAAACCTCTGTCAAGTTGTAATAACAAATCAGTCCTGTAGCTTCGATTTTAACACTGACATGAACGTGCCCGCTGGCGGGTGCTTTCGGTATTTGGTTACGGAAACGGTCGCGGCTACTGGGACTGCCGGGCAGACGTACTCTATGCACTGCTCTGCCGACGCCGCCGCGACGTTTGAAACTGGCGCCGCGACGATACACGGTTCAGATTCATCGCAGAATCTTACAACTCTACGGATGGGATCGGTCGCGGGTGCTTTTAACACGACTGGCTCACGGATTATCGGCCCTTACGCGCTCGGAACTTGTAGCGGGACTGTTGCTATAGCGACAAATCCTAACGCCGGGACGTTTGATATCTCACTTGAGAGAAACAGCGCCGGGGCTTGTACAGGCTCTACTGGGTATACAAATACTGGAACACTCTGTTCGATTAGTACGACACAAAAGACGTGCTCGTTTACTGGCGCGGCGCTAAACTCAGCCGCCGGGGACTGTCTCGCTGTTGTTGGTACACGCGCGGGCGGGAATACGGCGACTACTGGTGATATTGAGTGGGATGTGAACTGTGTTGAGGCGGTTGCTACCCCAACGCCTACCGTCACAGCGACGCCTACACTTACAGCTACACCAACGCCTACAGTTACTGCTACGCTGACGCCCACACCAACCGTTACTATTACACCTACGCCGACTATAACAGTAACTCCGACGCCTACGTTTACGCCAGTTGAGACAGAGACGCCTACACCGACCGTGACGACTACACCAACGCCTACGGCGACACCTACACGGACGCCAACTCCTACGCGTACTGCAACCCCTACAGCAACCCGCACTCCGACGCCGACACCAACGCGAACAGAGACCCCGACGCCCACGCCTACGCCTACGGTGACGAAGACACCTACGCCAACGCGCACTTGCCCCTTTCCAACGCCCTGCCTCTTTGGTAATCTGGACTGTGTGGCGACTCCAATCCCGACCGTGACCCCGTGATCCAGCGACTACTCATAGCGTTCGTGCTGTTGCTCGCGACGACTGCGCGGGCAGTTGAGCCGATTAAACCGGCTGAGCTGTTCGCGCCGCAGGATAGCCCTGACTATGGGGATTGTCCGACGTATGGTGGGAATCGCTTCTTCTGGGCACCGCAGTGCGGTGGGTCGGCGGGGCCGACTTCGTGCCATACGCATGTGTGCGTGAATCGACTATGTTTCGATCCGAGGTTGTGCTCGGATGGGTTCGTTGCAAAAGGCGTCGGGCCGAACGGGGATGCGGTTTGTGTGCCTCTACCGACGCCGGGCGGGGGGCCGACATCGACCGCTGAAACCCCGACACCAACATTGAGTGCTACGCCGACACCTACGCTATCGCCGACGCCGACTGAGACTGAAACACCCACACCTTCGCCCACGCCGACTGTTGATGTGTGTGAAGAGGGAGCAGAGTGTGGGTTTATCACCTGCGAGCAAGTGCCGGATTGTGTGGGTGTTACACCGACACCCACACCTACTCCAACCAGTACTGCTGCAACGCCGACGCCAACGTTGACGCCCGGTATCTGCGAGGTTATTGAGGGCTGCGAGACGCCCACGCCGCAGATGACGCCGGAGAACGCGATCCTCTTCGTCGAGAGTGCGGTCCCGGCGACGAGTCAAAACTTCCGCTTCTTCCCGAATACGCCCGATGACGGCGGCGAACTCGTGCTACGCGGGGCGCCGGGCGGGACGCTCTTTGACCTTTATCTCGACGCGGACGAAATGGAATGGACGTTATACGTTGATGGGTCGAATAATATCCTTGAACAGCAAATGTACGATAATGTTACTGGGAATAGTGTTCGCTATGTACGTACTCGCGGACGCGGTGTTCGCGCGATCTTGGGGCGCTTGCCGGTACAGGATGGAGATTTTGTTAGTAGCGTAGAAGATCAAGCATATGATCCTGACTTGAGTGCCCAAACTGGACACTTAGATACTGTGTATGTTGCCGCAGAGCCCTCGCCATCCTATGTGCCAATGAACCGCAGTTTCAAGATTGGTGGTAGTGAATCAACGCTGCGGTCTGTCTTGGAGTTCTTTGGGCTCACCTACGATGTGGCGTTGACGCAAATCCCCGATTGCTACCAGCTTGGAACAGAAACAAATGGTGGCGGGACACCCGGCGTGCTGGTGTGTAAAGTGACGCCAACGCTGACAACGACACCTACTCCAACGGGTACGGTAACACCTACGCCTACGGCGACGGTTACTGCGACCCCCACGGTAACGTTGACGCCAACGGCGACCCCTACCGTTACGGCGACACCCACCCCGACAGCAACTCCGACCGCGACTACGACGGCGACGCCCACCGCGACCCCCACGCCCGGTTTCGAAATCCCGCTCATGTTCGCCGCCGCGCAACCGAGTAACTGGCAAGCGGAAGAGTGGTGCCAGGATGGGCGCACGACGACCACGGCCGCTGGCTCGAACTCCTGTATCATGTCGCTCCCTGCCGACGTGGCCTACGTGCGCGCGCTCCGATGCGAACTCAACTCTGCGCCGGGTTCGGGCCGCGCCTGGAAGCTGACGCTACGGATCAAGCCGCAGGGCGGTGTCGAGCATACGACCGGGCTCACCTGTACGATTTCTGGTTCGGCGACGACGTGTGACGAGTTGACGCTCACGAACCCGGTAATCAGCACCGATAGCCTCATGATTGGCTCATCGCCGATCGGGCTCCCGACTTCTTTCGCGGCGGACGGCACGGGCATTCGATGCGGCGTGATTCTGGGGGTGCCGCAGACGGGGACGATTCAGGCGACGACGACCGCGACGCCTGCGAATACGCCGACCGCGCCGGGCGTCACGCAAACGCCGACCGTCACGCCGACTGCGTTGGCAACGGCTACGGTTACACCGACTGCTACCGTGACTGGAACACCCATTATTTGTCCGACGAACAGCGATGGTACGGGGCCGGCACAGCAAGGAGAGGATGGAAGTCGACTCCCAATCTGCGCGCCAACCAAAACGGCGACTCCCACGCCTACCCCAACGGTTACGGAGACGCCGACGCCTACCCTGAGCGCGACGCCCACAATCATCCCGACGCCGACGCGAACGGGGACAGCCACCCCAACCGCAACAGTGACAAGTACACCGGCTGCGACGCCGACGAGCGCAACGGCGACTCCTACGCCTACGATTACGCCAACGCCGAATACCGTCGTGCCATTGATCTTTGATTTCTACGCGATCCCTTCGGCCGGTGTCAGTTACTTTTGGACGTTTCTGAAAGACCCGAGTACGACAGCAAACGATACATTGTTTACATTTCCCTCGCAGGGCTTTAAGGCTTTTGCCGGCGCTGGTCTCGGAGCAACGGTTTACACTGTTGCGAATTTACAGTGCAGTATAACACCCGCGCCTGGTGTTGGAAGTGGATGGGATATTTGTTTGCGGCGCGGTGGCGCGTGTTCGTCGCTGGGGTTCTCTATCTATAACACATCAACCCTCGGCAACGATGTCACGCATATCGAACCATATGGCGCGGCGAGTACGATCAATATGCAAATTACGCCAGTCAATGCCCCGGCCGCTATTGTACGTATCGCTTGCGGCGCAGAAGTTCGCTATCTCCCACTGTTCGCACCCTAATGCCTACGAATAGGAAACCTACTATGACTCTCACCATTGGTGCTACGACCTACACCGTCGATACGTTTCCGCTCCCGATTGTTGTCGACACAAATCCGCTGCCGCTCGATCTTGCGCTTAGCGGCTCGACGCTCTGGCTCTCCTGCGAGTTTGATCGCCGCATCTACTCTGTACCAGTTTCAGCCGCGCCGGGAACGACGATGACCGGCTATGATGTGCCCGCTGCTGCCGCGCCAATGTTTCGCGTGCTGCTCCAGGGGCAAGACAACCCAAGCCAGATGACGAGCGCGGAGCGCATTCAGGCGACACCCGATGGGTCGATCTGGCTAACACAGGGCGGAACGGTCTACTACGGCGGGGCTGGGCAAGAGCACGCGCGCGTGATACGGCGGCGTCCGAACGGCACCTGGCAGGCGTTTCTCATTCCGTGGAACACGCCCGGTGCGATCGGGCTACTCGTGGAAGACAACGGGCGCCGGCTCTGGGTCACGAACGCCAACGACAACGCCGGGAACGCAGTGCTTGAAACGCACCCGCTGTCGTGGACGCCCGCCGATACTGACCCGACGCGTGACCTCTCCAATCCGCCGCCGCTCGGGACGAGCGCGGTTCGGGGGTGGCGTACGCACGCGATTACGACTCGCAATAGCTCGCCCGCGCATATCGTTAAAGGTCTCGATGGACGGTTGTATGTGAGCCTCTACTTCGCCAACGCAATCCTCGCGATCGAGCCGAACACGGGCGCGCAACAGCTTTACCCGCTCCCGCCACCACCAGTAGGGCTCTTTCAGAACTCGGGCGGCCCGTGGCAGATGGCAGTTGGGCTCTCGGGTAACATTTGGATTGCAGAAGATGCGGCGCGGTGGCTTACAAAGCTTAATCCTACAACCGGCGTTGCAACTGTCTATGATATTGCGCCTTATTTGAACCCTGGAGAGGGCCTCCACTCCGTTTGTATCGACCTTGCTCTTGAGTGCATTTGGTTTACAACGTACTCTGGTACGGGGGCGCCAAATGCGGGGCGTATTGGTCGACTCTTTAACCTCACTGGCGTCATCCAAGTGTCGCCACCTCTTACCACTCTCGGGTACAATAACGGCGCGACGGGTATTGTACTCGGCCCTGGCGGGACATTGTGGGCCGCGCTCTTTGGCGCCAAAGCTGTCGCGAGGTTGACACCCCAATGACCCCCAAGAACATCGCCGGTTTCAGCAGCGCTATCGTCGCTCTTACTATTGCTATGCTGAGCGCGTATATTTCTCTACGCCAAGAGGTATACGCGCGCCCGACCGATACCGTCGTGCGTCAACTCATTGATGATAAGACTACCGACAAGTTCTTCGAGGTGTTCCGGCGGTTCGACCGCTTAGACCAACGTTTCGACCGGATTGACGCCGAGCTAACTAGGCGTTCTGAAAGGCGTAATTGACCAATTAACACAAAGTATGCTAGAGTACTTACATATAAGGAGGCAGTACAATGGGTAAATTTTTCGCTGATCTTTGGAATGACCCCGCGAAGTTTGTAGCAACGGTTCGCGCGGGGATGGTGTTTGCGGCTGGTGCGGTTGCGACTGGCCTTATCCCTATGCCTAGCGGAGACTTCGGTGCATGGTTGCAATATGCGCTCCCGTGGTTGCTGGGCGGCGGTGCGGCGGGCATGCCGGCCGGGCAGCGTAACGCTCCGGTATACCCGCGCTTCGAGGTGAAGAAGTAATGGCTTCCTTCGAGCGCCTTGCGAAAGCTGAGGATAAGCCCACGCGCGCGAATATGATGAAGCAGATTCGCGACATGGACCTTGAACCCAAGCCCGCGAAGAAGAAAGAGGAGAAGTCGAATAGCCTTGGGAAAGGCGATACCGACTACGAAAAGGGGCCGAATAAGTACAGCGTTGAACGCAAGCCTGGCGAGTCCCTTGAGGAACACCGCGCCCGCGTAAAGGCCGCGCGGGCAAAGGCTGGGGTTGACGATTAAATGTGCCCTTATTGCCTTAGCGATCCTTGCGACTGCCCAAGAACTCACTGACGTGGAAGTGAGCGATCGATTTGCTGAGCATATCGAGCGCATTGAGGGGTTCCGTGCGAAGGCGTATCGGGACACAGGTGGGGTGTTGACGATTGGGTACGGGCATAAGGTGCTACCGTCTGAGACGTATCTTCGAACGGTAGTTATCACGCGGGAGGAGGGGGAGCGGTTGTTGCGTAAGGACGTGAAAAAGGCAGTAGAGGCGGTGAACGATAACGTGCGCGTGTTGCTGAAACAGGAGCAATTCGACGCGCTTGTGTCATTTGTGTTCAATGTCGGTGAGACCGCGTTCCGGCGATCGACGCTCCTGCGGAAGCTGAATGACAACCACTGCTGTGCCGTGCCGGATGAAATGCGGCGGTGGGTACGCGACGATGGGTGGGTGGTGCAGGGGTTGGTGAATCGTAGGAATGCTGAGATTGCCGTGTATACAGGAGAAGGCTAATGGCCGGTGAGTCGTTTCAACAGTTGCTGGAAATGGGACAGTCTGGAAAGCGAACGTCCGTTGAGGGCGTTGGGCTGAACCAGGATATCGAGGAAGCTGAGGCGATTCAGCGGCACCAGCGGGATGTTCAAGTGGTTCGGAACAGGGAGAAGAAGATCACCGCTGAGGTAAACAAGAACATCGCCGAGCGCCAAAAGAACCGGGAGTTGTTCGGCACGGACGACCCGAAGAAGGTTGCGGCGATTAAGGCGACCGGCGCGTTCGACCCTGACTTGGCGCAGAGAATGCAGATTGACCCTGAGGGGACTCGCGCGCAGGTTGATCGTGCGGTGGAGTTGAGCGGTCGCGGTGGCGTGCAGGAGGTTCCTGACGGTCCCCCGCCCGAGGCGCGGCAGTTTAGCGTTGGTACTGGGCGCGGTGGAGAGCGGTACTTTACGAACCTCTCGCCGGCTGAGCGGAAGCAGGAGCGTGAGGCGTCAGACGCGATTACCGGGCGGAAGACGAGTGCGCGGGCGTATGGGTTCCAGCCTTTCGAGCCGGGGCGCACGGGCGGCGGCGGTGAGGGTAGCGAGGGTGCGGTTACTGAGAAGCGGGTTGAGGATATCTTGTTCGAGGGACGGCTGGACCAAGCGCGGCAGATTGCTGAGCGTCCTGAGCGTCAGGAGAAGCAGGCGAAAGCGGTAACGGAAGTCTTCAACGATGTCTTCGAAAACTCGCCGGATATTCGTACCGCGCGGAAGACGATGGAAGAGATGTTCATGAGTGGCGAGGCGAAGAAGCGCGGCCTGTCGCTTGCGGATATCAAGTTCATCGACAAGACGCTACTCAAGCGCGGGAAGACTTCGATGGAGTTGACGAAGCCGGGGATTGATCGGTTGTTCTTCAAGCCGTGGGTGAAAGCGGGCGCGAAACCTGGGCAGGCTGCCGATCAAGCTGAGCCGGCGTCGGTTGTCAACCCTGGTGGCGGAACGACCGAGACGATGAAGCTCCAGCAGAAGAACATGCTGGCGACGAACGACGCGGCTGGCGGGATTGAAGAGACACTGCCGAAAGAGCAACCGACGATGTACAAATACGCGAAGGGTGGCGCTGCGCCGAATCGCGGTGGTCGCGGGAAGCCCGGCATGAAAGGTGCTATTGAGGATGTTGGTGCGTTCCTCCAGGGAGAAGGTCGTGCAGGTTATGGTGAGTCCGGGCCTGTTGGTTTCGCGAAAGACGTTGCAGCTTTCTACGGCCCTCGGCTTCCTGGTGACATCTTGAGCGCAGTCGGCGGACTCGGCGCCGGGAAGATCGCCGCTCGTGCCGCGAAACCCCTGACGAAACTTCGGGCAATCGAAAACATGTTCGGTACCTTCTAAGAGGGAATGAATGCCTCTCCTATCAGAACTGCTCGACTACGTAGACCCCACCTTCGACGAGGAGCAAGACCCCGAAGCGTATGGTGAGAACCTACGCCAGCCTCTCGACGTTGACGAGGAAGTCGGGCGCCGGACGATTCAAGCTGTACAGAACGATGTCGTAGGCCCGAGCGTTAGCGGCTTCTTCCAGAACCTCGGGGAGAACGTCGGGGAGTTCGCGACGGGTATGTTCGCAGCTGCGAGCTTCCCATTCCGTGAGCCGACGCGCGCGGCGCAAGCGTTGAAGTCGCCCATCGAGAGTGCGAAGTTCCTCGGCAGCGCGGTGATCCAGGGATACAAGGACTCGTATACCCCGAAGGAGGGAGAGTCCGTCCCAGGGATGATCCTGCGGCGGTTCTACGAGAAGCCTTTCGACTCGCTCATGGACGCGAGCATGCTCGCCCAGGTCGCTAGCGGCGGGGCCGGGTTGGCGGTACGCGCGGCGACGAGCGGCGTCAGGGGTGCGGCGCAGGGTGCGGCGGCTGCGGCTGCCCTGACCGAAGCGGCGGGGATGGAAGGGGCATCGGCGATCGCGGCCCGGCGCATCGCAGAGGCGGGCGGGCAGATGACGCCCGAGTTGCACCTCGCGCAGCAGGCGGCCAGTGCGAACCGGGCGATCGATTTCTTCGATGCGCTGACGACCCGCGCCCAGCAGATTGACCCTATCACGCTCGCGCAGAAGACCGGCACCGCGCTCCTAGAGACAGCCGCGCCCGACGTGATCGCTGCGATGCGCGCGACTTCGCGCATTACCGACTTCATCTCTGAGCGTACGTCAACGCTTAAGGCAGCGGAGCACCAGGCTGAGATGCTCACGCAGAGCGCGTTCAAGGACTTGAACCCGGCCGAGCGCGCGGTGATTCACCCGTACATCGCCGGGCGTGTGAACTTCGAACGCCCCGTGGGCGAGCAATTGATGACCCATACCGGCGAGTGGGTTCCAGTAAAGGGAGACGTTGTACGCCCGGATGCGCTCGAAGCCGCGCGGCAGGCGTACCTTCCCATCCAAGAACAGCTCGAACAGCTTCGCGGCATGAGCGACGATCAGGTCTCGCGCACGATGGGCCAGAAGGCCATGAACGACGCGCGGACATTCCTCGGCGCGCAGTTCGACCCGGTTCACCCGCAGGTACAGGAGTACGTTGTTAACTCTGTACAGGAAGCGCTTATCAAGAACAATGATGTACGGAAGTACCGCGCGACTGGGGAAATGCGCACGGCACTAGACATCGCCAAAGAGCGCAAGTGGCGTACCGAACTGGAAGATGCCGTCCGTTCCAATGAGTATGCATCGATCGCGGCAGCGGAGGCGGGCATCCCACGCCCCGTACAGACAACTCCAGAGGAAGCTCTGCAAGCTATGGGGCCGCAGGGCGGTGTCTATTTCCCGCATAGTGCTGAGACCTTTAACCGTGAACAGTCTACGATCGGGAACATTCTTACGAAGATGGGCGAGGCGTCCACCTACAAAGAGAATCAATACGCGCTGTTCCGTAACGGTATCCTCGAACACCAAGACCCCGTAAAGGCCGTCCTCCGAGCGTATGCTACGTTCAACAAAGGACGTACGTGGGTTCAGATGGCTACAGATGCTGCTGAGCAAGGGGTCAAGGAGGGTAGTGCGTTTCGTATGTCGCGGGACTGGAATCCCCACGTCGACCCAGATGTTATCAAGGGCACACATCAACCGTTCGAGCCCGGTCGTATGTTGACGGATCAGCTCGTCGAAGAGGAGGGTCAGCATATGTTGATCCGCCTTATGGAAACGATGGAGGATATGCCGCCGACGCCACCGTCAGCCATGACGATCGACGCCGTTACCGCGCCACTCAAGTCAACCGCCGAAGGCCCGCTTGCGAAGGGCGGTCTTCCTGGCGCGACCCCGATCGCAAACCTTAACTTTACAGACATCATGCGGGGTCTCGCAGAAGGCGCAGATAAAGGCCCCGTCTATCGTTACAAAACGATGATCCCTAAGTACAAAGTTCCGACCAGTATGGGCCACGCTTTTAAGGAGCTGCGCGATAGCATGCAGCCGCCCACGAACCCAATCATGCGCTACGTTGACGGCGCGACGCAGTGGTGGAACTGGACGAACCTGAACGTGAAGGTCACACGGCTGACGAATAACATTATCGGTAACACTGCATTCGCGGCTATGCAAGGCGTTCACCCGTTTACGCCACGCGGCCTCCAAAGTCTCATAGCAACTGGTAAGGCACTCGGCGCAAAGGCCGGACTTACTAATAGTGAGAACGCACAGAAGCTCGCGAAGGTCTTCGATCTTCCCGGCATCCGAAGTGGGGGTCTTCAACTCGGCTTGGAACAAGCTACAGGCACTGTCGGTGATATAGTCCAGAAAGTCGGATCGAAACGCGGTGTCTTGGGCAAAACACTTACCGCACCAATTCGTGGAGTAGGTCATTGGGCCTCCTTGATGGCTAAGGCTAACGCGAACATTGAAAGTGCCTACCGCGCGGCGTCGCTATTCTACGACCTCTCACCAAATGCGATCGAGCGTGCTCGTAAAATGTCCGGGCATATGTCGGACTCTCTTACGCTTGGCGATAAGATCAACTCGTTCGCTGAGGCCGGTGGCGAGGTAACGATGAAGCTCCCTGAGTACCGAAACGCGCTTAAGCAAGTGAACCGCTACTTCAATAACTATGACCGCACCACCCCATTCGAGCGGATGGTCACGCGGCGTGTCTTCCCGTACTACAAGTTCTTCAAGCATTCCACCGACCTTATCACCCGCTACCCGTTCGAGCACCCGCTCAAGAGCGCCGTCGCGCGCCAGGTCGGCGCCGCCGCCCTCCGTGACGTGAAGGAAACGGTCGAGCAGTATGGGCTCAAGTGGGAGGATGTTCCGGCGCAGATGCGCGATTCGCTCCCGATCTTCCGCACTGAGAACCCTGAGACGGGCGAGCCGGTCGTATGGATGTACAACACGAAAGGCCCGAACCCCTTCTCGCAGATGAATGGGTACGCTAGCGAGCAGGTCTTGCAGATGCTGAACCCGGTTATCAAAGTTGCCCTGGAGCGGGCGACCGGCGTCAATCTGTTCACGCGTGAGCGGTATCGTGGGGCGATCTCGTCGTTCACTGGGCGCGAAGTTGACCCCGATACGGGGGCGATCGTCGACAGTTTCAACCACCCGTCGTATGGTGAAGCCTTCCTGCGATCCTTCTGGCCCTATCAAACCGTTCGTGAACTCGTCCAGCAAGGACGCGTACCAACGGATACCGCCTCGCTCCTCGCGATGGCGACGAACGCGCCCAACGCGTGGCAGTACGACGAACGCGGTTTCCCAGTCCGCAAGCCGACACTCTCGCGCGTCCAGGCACTCGGTCGGTTCGTGGGCGCCGTGCCTGCACCACTTGAGAAGCCCACTGAGGAGCAGCGCGCGAGCCGGAAGGGCGTTGTGAATACGCAGCTTAATAACCTCTATCAGCGCTATCCTGAGAAGCGGAGCGCGATCCTAACAGCCCTGGAAGAAACGGCAGAGGATGTGGCTCTGGAGTACGAGCGCAATGGTGAGTAACTGCCCGACGCACGGCGCCACACTTCGCGCATTGACGTGTCCTGTAAACGATTGCCCGAAGGGAACGAAGGCGCGTGCTGTTCTCGATCATGGTATGACGTGGACGAAGTGTCTTAGTCGCGATGGGCAGTGGAGTTGGAAGGTCGTGCGGACCAAAGGGCGTTGTATCCCGTGCGAAAAGTCGCGCAGACGGTAGGCGGCGTCATCCTTCTCGGGCTGGCTTTCGCGCAGTGGTTGTTCGCGCTCGCGGAGTTTGAGCGTCAACGTCGCGCTTGTAGATGACGGGACCGCGAATAACGCGGATCGCTTCAACCCAACCCCACGGGATACACATGAAGTTCTCTACCATTGCCTCATCATCTTTAGAAGCTGGCGCATCGTAAAGTGACGCAAGCACCACCTTCGCCTCACGCCCCTCAGTGGCAACATACACGAGGCGACCGTCGCTCGCTCGTTTGTGCATGAGGGTAGCACGCTTGCCAACCTCAGGTATTGTGCAAGCGAAAGTGTTATCAGAGGCCGCGTCGGTCCACGTAACTTGGACATAGATTGGTTCCTTCTTCGGGTCGCACGTCCATTCAATCATCACACATCCAATCCATGAAGTGGTGGCCGCAGAGTAAGCAGAACGGCATTAGGTCACGATCCCCTTCCGCATCTTCGCTCTGAACTTCGACGCGCGCATGTGCTTCGCGAGCTTCACGCGATGATCTTCGCATAGTGGACATACCCCATTGATGCGCCACCGCCCGGTGGCACATTGGTGCGTATAAGGCTTGAGCGCTATTACTTTACCCACGGAAGTTTACTTCCACGGAGAACGTCGGCGCATACGCAGATGATACCTAGGATGATAACCCCGATCCCGAAGGCGGCGAAAGCAACAACCCACCAGTGCCACCAGACGCTCACAACCATTTCCTCAGAAGGTACTCAAGCGACACTTCCATGAGCGAGTAGTTCCCGCGTTTGACCTCGTGCTTCATGAGCACCCCCCGCCAATACGTCGTTCCCTGCGGCGTCATATACTCCTCATCATGCTGGTAAAACGATCCTGCAATAACCCCACGCATGCTGCCAGTACCAATCGGCTGAATGTGGACATCAAGGCCAGGCTTATGTCCAGCCGTGCAGGAGCGCATCTCCCGCAGTACCTGAGTACGTGCATTGGCAGCTCCGAATTTCGTGTTAACGACACGTCCGTTAGCTCCTTTCACGAAGAGGTGGCAGTAGGCGATCCCGTCGATGACGACTGGCTGGAGGTAAGGGTGGTAATCCCAACCCATCTTTGTAGCAAAGTCACCCGGCATTTCCACCGCGCCTTGAAGTGTAGGCTGCATCTCGACGAGTCGGTGCGCTCTCGCTTCATGGTTGCCTTCGGTGAATACGAGCCGGGGCCGGTACTTCTTCACACCCATCCACGGGCGCATGAGAAGTTCCAGCGCATCGTTGCCTGCTTTGATGTCGCCTGCGTAACGGCGAGTGGTTACGTCAGCAAGGTCACGATCGTAGATACAAAGCGACTTCATGTCATACCAGTCACCCGCGATGACGATAACGTCGGGGCGCCAGTGCGCGATGTAGTTCCCGAGTGCGGCGATGTGGTTCGTGCGGACGCCGGGTTGGATTTGCGTATCAGGGATAAAGAGGTGGCGTTTAGGCATTAATCCACCCACCGCGCTCGGTAAGCGATTTGTCTATGAATGTCGGCGGCTCGCTTATCGAGCTGCTTTGCTACTTCATCTTGCAAATTCGAAACCGCTGGCGGTATCTCTCCTGTCTCCCGTACCTGCTTCTGCGCATCTGCCTCGTCATCTTTCTCAAGCTGCATGTCATACCACATGAGCGCGAAGGCGCACCAGGCGACGCTCGCGTAGTGGCGCTGGCCGTCCTCAGGGTCGCGCGCTTCGCCAGCGCGTGCCGCCTCAGCGTGGCGCATGAGCGCAGCCTCGATACGGTGTCGCTCTAGACCATTCTTCCAGTTATCGTCGGCGTACTTGCGCGAGCCGAGGGTGTAAACGTGCGCGAGTTCCTTCAAACACTCGGGAGGGATCAGGTCATACCGCAACTTCCCTTGATCGTTCTTCTTCGCGTCGCTGCTCATGCTACCTCCTTCACAGTTGGACCGTGCATTCGTGGATACTCTTCAACGAGAATCGGATTACGCTCGTCTTTATCAAAGTGAGCGCTGAAAATTCGTAGGCCAGTACGCTCAGCAATATGACGCTCGTCACGCGCACCACTTGAATTCTCCCAACCTGGGAGCATAACAATACCATCGCATTCCATAAGGTTATGGAAATCCCAGCGCAGTACATCTGCGAGATTAAACTCTGGGCAGGCATCGGTATCACCAGTTGCGTATCCAGGCCATGTTGAGATATCTGGATAAGTTGTCGCGTCGTGTTCAGCGGGGTTCACAACTACGAAGCCAAGGTTTCGTAGCGCTCTTGCGGCGGTATTAAAAAGCGGGAAATTGAAGTATGGATGCCCTTTCATTGGACCGGCAAGATACACCTTCATCATTTCACTACCTCCTTGTGTAGCGCGACGAGTAGACTACCGAGAGTAGTGAACACGCCGTTTGCAAAGTTGTACATCACGTCGTAGCGCTCTGGGTCTTGGTCGAAGAGGACGTAACCGCGTTTCCCCTGGCCGAGCGCCCAGCCTAGTTCGAGGTGGCCGGACTTCCCGGCGGGGAGCATGAGTACAGCTGCGTTGCATTGCTCTAGGAACTTACGATCGAAGTTGAAGACATGCTGAGCAGCGTGGCCGCGTAGTGCCTCGCCGATGGTGTGACCGCGTGCGTTTTCATACTCCTGCCAGTGGTCGTCGGCGCGCGGGCCGGCTGCGTACCAGTCGTCGAAGACCTCGAAGCCCTCGGCGCGGAGCGCGGTTGCGAGAATCGGTACCTGCTGGTTACGAAGAGAACCGATTAGGTATATCAAATGTATACATCTCCGTTCTTGTTCATCTTCGAGTCTTCGTACGGGGCCGCGATCCGCCGATAGAGTTCTAGTTTAGCACATTCGAGGACGCCGATCACTTCGTTTAACGCAGCGTAATCAATTCGAGCAACCCGAAGATACGTGTTAATCATTTTACTTATCGCGTAGTTAAGTTCTCCAGCTGTTCCTGGGGAATGAAAACCGCTATCAATAACTTCACGCGCTTGTTGAGAAATGTAAGGCATCACGCTCCTCCTTCTGGTCGTTGCACAACTGTATAGACTATGATAGAGCCGACTTCGTAGCGCCTGACTTTCCCCGTGGCGACAGCCGCATCGAGGCGCTGCCGTAGCGTGCGATCATTATGCTGCTCGTCATGTAAGTTCCACTTCTCCCGCAGCGCTTCAATCAAGGGTAACTCAGCTAAGTCCTCTGTCAAGCAGGAGATTACATCGTCGGTGTACTCGTTCTCCTGCGTATAACGCTCGAACCAGAAGGTGTCTTCGTTCAAGCGCACACGGAAGGGTTCCATCTGCTTACCGTAGCGGGCCGTGCAGGAGAACTTCGCAGTTGGCCCGCTCTTGCGTTTCATTGCTGAAAGCGACCAGATAGAGTCAGGATCAGCGGTAAGGCGATTTGCCCCGCGACTACGTTGGTGCGCAGGGCGACCACTATTTGCCTCCCCCATCTTCGAGTCATGGTGGACAACGATAACACTACACCCAGGATCGTCCCGCAGTTTGAGCAGTGGAGCCAGGCCCCGCCCAACAGCAACGTTTGAGTTTTCGTCTTCCGTGAGCATATGGGCAAGTGGATCGACGACCACAATATCCGGTTTAAAGATTCGTATTTTTCGGCGAAGCCACATACGAGAGATAGGGTTCGAGAGCGTAACGGCCCTATAACCGTTGATGGCAATTGCCGAAGCCTGCGTCTCACTTAGATCGCCCCGGCGTAGCATCTCTTGGAAGCGTTCGTAGATCGCGCGCATGTGGACTTCGCATTGTAGGATAAGAGTACGAAAGCCACCAGTCCGCAGTGCGATGCCAAGGAACTCGGCATCCGCTCGGGCACCCGCGACCGCGAGGTTCAACGTGAACATCGACTTCCCCATCTTCTCGCTCGCGTGAACCATAACGAACGACTTCTCCTGCAACAGCCCGTTGTCCCTCCCGCCCCATATGAACGGTACCTCCGGTGGTGGACTTTGGCGTAGCTCCTGTAGCGTGATCCACTTGAATGGGTCTTTCGTTGGGTCTATACTCATTCGTCGTATGAATACCAGTATTCCATAAGGAAACCGCAAAAGACACAAGGGCGCGCACTACCTTTACTATGTGCGACAACATTACACCTTCTACATACATAGCTGTGAACTTTCACGCAGCCTCCTTCCACTCCTGTAGGTGGGACCAGCGCTCGCCTGCCTTCGCTTCGGCAGGGTACACAACGTCGCGGTCCCAGTGTAGTACAGTACGCTCCATCTCTCTCTTCACGGCGAGCATCGTCGGGGCGAACTCCTCCTCTGGGGCATGGATGATAAATGAATCGTGGACCTGCATGGCGATATACTGCATCACGTCGGGCTGGTAGTAAGCGAGGCGCAGTGCGACGAAGTTCATGATGTCGGCAGCTGTACCACTGATCTCGAACGCGAGTGCTTCCTTAAGAGGCGCGTATCCGAGAAACACACGCGGCCGTCCGAAAGCATTGTACAGTACACGACGGTGGCCGAGCCATCCTTGAAGGGAGAGGGCGGCGGCGGTCTCGTTGATCCACGCTTCGATTTCTGGGTACTCCGAGAAGATCGCGAGGCGCCACCCTTGGATTTCGCTGAGTTCGACATACTCTCCCTGCTTTGCTAAGACCTGTTGTACAGCACGATTGCCGCCGCCACCGCGTACAGCATAAATAAAATTCTTCGCAAGGGTACGGCGGCGCGTTGTAATCTCGAGTCCAGGGAACATGAGATTGGCGTGAAGTGTATGAAGATCAACCCCGTTTTCGAGGCGTTCAATGAGTTTTGTACTACTGATTCGATATGCCATGACCCGAAGTTCAAGAGCTGCATAGTCCCACTCACCCAATCGCCATCCAGGCCAACTTGTGAAAAGGGACTTAATGTGTATGCCGCCCCCCTCGCACCGGCATTTGGCTGGAGCGCTGCCGCAAATCGAGCAACCACGGCTAATGTTTTGGAGATTAGTTCCGTGGGCTCCCCAGGTTCGACAAACAGGACAGAACCCTGGCTTGTTCTTACGGCCGAAGCCTGAGGAAGCGTATCGAGCGGTCTTAGTATGACATGCCTTGAGGGCAGTTCTAAGAAGTCCATCGTTGCACACTCCTAACGATTGTATATTCTCACGGGCCTTCGAGAGCCGCGCGCGTTGTAGTAGCGGTATGAGAAAGGGGAACCTTGGTACTTTCCCGGCCGCCTCGCGCGAGGTATTCCACTCCCAGTTCTTCTTGCCTAGTACCTCAGCGTCTACCTTGAATTGTGTACCGCCCTCGGTGCGCTCGGTCAGCGGAACGCCGCGCTCGCGAAGTTGGAAAGCGAGCTTGGCGTTGCTGTTCGCGTCGAAGATGCCATCGCGCGCAAGCGCAGCGTCGAGGGCGGCAAGCCGGGCGGTAAGGCCCATGAGCATGTCGGACTGGCGGGAGAGGTCGATGGGGAGACCACGCAGGCCGATGTCTTGGACGATCGGCAGGAGCGGGAGACCGAGGTAATCGTGGATTTGGCGGCAGTTAAGCGGCAAAGGCAGCTCCCATCTCCATCTCCAACCCATTCCACACCACCGCCTGGCCGAATGCGTCCTTCAAGTTGTACTTTCGCACCCGCTCATCAGGGCGTTCGAGAATGCGAGTCCAATCCTTTTCGTCGTCGTCGTCTTCGTCCTGGTCGTCATCCCACAACTCCTCCTTGTAAGGCCCCATATCGGTTGCGATAGACGTAAGGAATCCAAGTCCGTGCCGAAGTTCTGAGAAACATGTGTGGTGAGCCACCATCGTGTCCCCGATAATGCCAGCGACGTCGATTCCCCAGGCTGTTTTGATAAGGGCGCGGGCGTTGAAGGGAGGATAGCCGGTGTCGTATCCGACTGTGTTCTGTCCGATTTTACCGAGCACGCTACTGGTAAAAAATCCCCGGATGAGGTCCATAACACGCAACTCGTCTCCAGCCGACCAGTATCGAACACCCCCTTGAGAGAGGAAGGGGATGCAGATTCCACGGTGCAGCGTAGGTTGATGGCAGGACCAGATTCCAAGACAGACGACATCACGGTTGAGCGTGGCCTCGAAGTCGATGCTCCAAGGACCAGGATCAGGATTGGGGCTATCGAGCACACTGCGATCGGTGCCCATCCTGCCAATATAAGTAGCAACGTCATCATAGGTCGGTCGCCACTGCCATTCTTCGATCGGTTGGTGGACATTGGTTGGTCCCTCCTTTTGAATACGTACGGCCCGCTTCCAGTCGAGGGAAGCGGTGAACTGCATAGTTTGGTTCTTGAAGAAGGAAGCTGGGTGCATCATGGGGAGGATGTAAGTGCCAGCGGGGCGGGTCATCGAGTCCACCATACGATGAACCAGACGAGGGCTGAGAGTTGGCTCGTGAAGAAGAGAGCGAATTCGAAGCTCACATATCCTCCACTTTCCTACCGATAGCCGCCATGTTCTCAGCGATCTTCGCTGCTTCCTCGGCGCGGTCGCTGATTGCCTGGTGGCATTTCTGGAATGTCGCTGCGAGTACAAGGCCCATGTCTTGGAGGAGGTTCTTCCAGAGTTGTTCCTTCTCCTCGCAGGCACGGACGCGATACTCCCAGGCGCTACGCTGGCGTTCGAGTTCTCGAATGTGGGCGATTAGTTCGGAGCGGTCGAGGCGTTCGACCTCTGCTGGGTCGAGGACATCGGGGATGTTAGGCGCCAGCATCTTCCTCTACCTCAACCGCCTCGACAGCCTCGACTTCATCCATCTTGAGACCTCGCGCCGAAAGAAGTTTCTTAGCTTCCTTCTTGCCGACTTGAGCACGGAGGCGACGGAACTCTGAGCGTGATGCACTGCGGGTCTCCTTGTATTCGAGGGGCTCGACGAGCATCATCCAAACACCGCCTTCGAAACCGACGTGGCGGACGGCGCAGGTCCAGCCTTCGTGAGAGAAGTTGGTACCGGGCTGGAAGATGCGGAGCCAGTCGGGGAGTGGGGGGCGCTCGGTTTCATGGCGAGTCTCGGTCTGCGTAGCGACGATACCCGCTTCGCGCTCTTCGTCGGTCCAGCGGCTGGCTTTCTCTGGTACTTTCAATTCGTCCATTCTATCACCTCAGCTTTCTTCACAAACTTCCCGTTCTCAAGGGACGACAATCGATACCGAGTTGATGATCGGGACCGGCGGAGTATTCGGAAGACGAAAGGACTTCGCGTTAGACGCAGCGCTGACCTCCCCCACAGCATTGGCGTACTTCATGGTGAAGGACTGGTCGATACCTTTCGCGATGGTGCCGGGGATGGGAATGGTAGTACAACGTTCATTCCCTACGAGAGTACCAGGGAGAAGGTCTTCGACAAATGGAGTACCATTGAGGAAGGCTGGGGCTGTTGAGATATCAGGGTTCGGTAGCGCGTTGACGAAGCAGACACGCAGCGATGCAGCACTCGCAGCGCCTGTGAAGAGTGTCAGGAGGAAGAGGGTACAGACGACCATGAATAGCGCGAGGGACATATCGTAGTAACGTTTTGTATATGCGGTCATGTATTCTCCTTTAGGGTTATGTTCCAGTTGGCTTTGAGTTTCTCGGCGAGGGCCTGCCAGTTACGCGAGCCGGCGTTCTTTACGAGGAAGAGGGTGAGGTCTTCGTGGCTTACCTCACGGGGACCGACAGCGGCGGCTTTGTCACGCCCGCAGACGGGGCATACTGTCCATTCTATGCCGAACATGTTGTTGTGCCCTCGTCTTTCACACCAGAGTTCGTGGTCGCCTCGCGCTTTGCAGCACGACCAAGGGAGGCTTTCTGTTTCTTCCAGAGTTTGGTCCACTCTACCAAGGCTGGCACCGAGCCAAGTAGCAAAGCGTCGGACATCTTCTTCTGTTGTCGCAACAACGCGCGTTCGACAGAACGGTAGAATTTGATGAATGATTTTATCCAAATCTCGAAGGTCTCCCACCATTCCTCCTGTGGATGTTGTCCTCGAAGGACGTACTTGATAATGTCCTCTTCTGCCTCGTACTTAAACGGCTGTCCGTCTGTCATCATAATGCGACCACGATAGGGTTCGATAGGCGTCTTAGTACCGCGAAGCATCGAAAGCGCCGTACCCCCTGCTGGGTTGAGCATGATGTTCGGGTTCTCGGTGATACGTTCGTTCAAGAACCAGCGTGCGCCGTTCGCGCAGCAACGCTGTGCTCGCTTCCCGGCGGGAGAGTCGATCTTGTTGTCGGGCGGGCGGCACATGACGACGTTCATTAAGTGTATAGCGAGCCTACCAATGCGCGGCGAACTAGGTTTACGAGCATTAGGCAACAACTCTTGCAAACCAACAGGTGCCAAGTGACGGACACGCATGAAGTATCCAGTTTTACCTTGGAGTGGTCGCCCGTACTTCCTCCCGCGCGTGATCTCGTCGGCTTCTTCGTCCGCACCCGGCGCTTCGAAGATGCCGATGTGTTCGACGTTGATCGGGCCATCATGTCCTACCTTTCGCTGCCCGTTAAGGGGGCAGATGTGGCACATACTGCGCATGCCCACTGGCGCGTTGATTCGCGCTTCTACCCACGAGGGATAGTTGGGCGTACGGTAGAAACTCAAGTAGTACACCTATGACGCCCCGCCCTGTGGCATTGCAGGGCGGCGTCATCATGCGTGCTACAGTCTGTACTAGCACTAACGCTGTGGATTACTGCCCCATCACCGGGGAGGACACAGGCTATCCGTAGCTTGGCTGTGTCTATTGGCGACTTGAACCCCATTCGGGAGGCCAGAGGCCCGACAAGTCTTAGAGGTGCTACGGACCAATGATGCATCTTACAGCCCCGCGTCCAGGTCTTCGACGACCTTGCCGAGCCAGGTATGGAGGGCGCGGACTTCATCGGCTTCGAGGTCGGCAAAAGTGGGGATTGTAACAACGTCGTACTTATTGGTAGTGTTTTTGCTTACCACGTAGTCACGTCCAGTCGGTATCTTGCCGTTCGCAGTTCGATTGAAATACGGCAGTTTCAGTGGCGCAAGCGGTCTTCGCATGTTACCTCCTCGTAGGTTGGACCACCCACCGGGGGCTCGAACCCCGTACGCTTTCCTCCGCTGGCGGTAGGCGCGCAATCAGTCAAGATGTGGGTGGTCATGGTTTAATGTTTACAGGAGTACGCTCCGGCCTGACGAGCCGGTATCGGTCTTTTCCCCTTGTCCGTTTCCGTAAGGCCATGATGCGATGATCTCGCTTTGCTGCCAGGGGGTTTTGTATGCGCTCATATTAGCTAACCCGATCTCCCGTATCGGTTACTTCTTCTCAGCCTTTGGGTAGTCGAACTTCCCGAACTCCTGCCGGTCAGGATACTGCCCGCCCTTCGGGTTATCCTGACCCTTGTTCACGCCGATCCCCTTCGTCTTGAAAGTGGTGCCCTTCAACTTCTCGTTCGCGTTCTGCACGAGCGCGGCATGGAACGCCGGCACGTCGTCGGGATCGAGGTTCGGGAACTCGGCCAAGACACAATCGATCATCTCGGCCTTACCCTCCTTCGCGGAGACCTGGTTCACCGCCGCGTACATCCACTGGAGCTGGCTCACGAGCATATCCCAGCCACTCTTCTGCTTCCCGTCGCCCACGACGGGGTTCAGCGACAGCCGGGCGGTGAAGTTACTCGAACCGTCCGCGTACTCCTCGGGCTCGTTCACCTCGATCTTCACAGCGATCGCCGGCTTGTTCTTCCCGCCGGGCTTCGGGTTCTGGAGCGTGAAGCCCTGGATGCCGAGCGTACAGGGCGTGCCCGCAGGGATCAGGCGGTACTCCCGTTGATCCTCCGCGTCCGCCGTGCGCGTGGCCTCGTAACCGCTCAGTGCCGCCTGCGCTTCCTCAGCCGCACTGAACTCGTCGTCATCCTCATACACCTCTTGCGTCTCTGCCATGTGTTACTCACTTTCTCCGACCGCCGGGGTCGGGCTATTCGACGCTTGCGCGTCTACCTCAGGAGCCAACTCTATGACTACGTTCTTAGGGTCTTCGATCAGCTGCTGCCCGATGAAGGGGGCGTTGAGGGGGTTCTGGGTGAGCACGAGCGCCGCCTCGTTCAAGGACTTCGCGAGCGCGTTCAGCCACTCCGGGTCGGCCGTCTCAAACACGAACACAAACGGGAGCTTATCAGCGAACATCGCGAATGCGCCCAGGGTGGGTTGCTCCTCGCCTTCCTTCGGATCGAGTACGGCGAACACGAAGCTGGCGGGGAATTCCATTCTCTGCATACTACCTCCTTTTGCTGCGTTTAGTCAAATACTGACGTGTCAATGATGTTTGAGGCTGAGGGGGCTGCGGCTTTGTCAGCTTCCCATTGTGTACAGAGCCCCGCACGGCCGACGCTGCACCAGAGCATACAGCGTTTGTACTCTCCGCCGCGCTGCTCTACGTAGCCGCCTTTGGTCTGGCCGGCTACGAAGTCAGCTTCGGGCTTGTCATCGTAGAGTTTGATAGCAGTTTTACGACCTTCTTTCATGACTGCCCAGCGTGTGGGGTTACGCCAGCGTTCTTCGTCTGAGCAGAATGGAGGGTTGTGAGAACCTTCACCATTCTCTAACCGCGCAACCCATGCATCGGCGGCAAGGTGCAGCTGAATTCGATCCCGTACGTACGCCTCAGTCTTCTCAAGCGGCCATACCGTGATCGGTACGACAGCAATTTCATGCGCCGGGTAATCGCCTGGTACCTCTTTTTGGGCGTCAGCGATGGCAAAAGCCATGTTCCAGTCTTTCATCCTAGCGATGATGTTTAGTGCCTCTACTTGCTGACCGTGTAAAGCACGAAGCCATCTGTAGATGTTCAGCTGCGCAGTCCATTCAGGTTTACCGTGACGTAGTGCCTGGCGAACAGAGTATACTTTCGTCTCTTTGTAGTCATCGAGCTGGCCTGCGCCTGTGAGAATCGTATGATCCATCGCACCACTGATTTTCACGCCGTCGACTTCGGCATAGAGACGTTCTTCAAGGATAGCACCAGTCTTCGGTGCCCCTGAGTACTCAAGCATTTTGTGAAACATCGTGCCCATGAGCGAACCGATGTTGTCAGCGATGTCTTCGACGATGACATCCTTGTACAAGCGACGTAGAGCACCATAGCGTGGTGGATCGATAAGCTCTGTCACGCTATAACGTGCATCCCCTTTGCTATACTCACGGGCCTCAGCAGCACGCAAGAAAGGCTCGGGGAGGTTGAGTTGATTACTGTACACTCGCTGCCTCTAGCTCAGCTTCGAAGGCCGCGATAGCTTTATCAGCCTCATCGACTGTCAGGTCAGCGAGAGTACGCTTCCCTGTCACCTTCTCCACGAGGAGCTTCGCCGCGCCGCGCTTCTGTACCTTCTCCAACGCAGCACCTCGGTTCCCGAGGAGGATGTACTGCTCCTTCTCGATCCCGTTCGACTGAATCTCCTTCACGCCGTCAGCGGTGTTGATGTAGAACGCTTTCTTGTACACTGGCGGCGTCCACTCCTCGTCACCGTCGTCGAGCCAACGCCGGATGTTCGCCCCGAGGACGGTCATGTCGTTGATATCAGTGGTAGCGGGGATCAACGTACCATTCGGGAGGAAGTCGATAGCGCTGTGCGTCACGCGAATCGTATGATCGAGGTCAATCGTCATGACCGCGTTGAACTCGTACTCGAATTGCTTCCGCTGTACGATCTCGGTCCCCACCTTCACAGGGGTTGACTTTCCGTTAACCTGTTCGATCACGTAGTCGTCCTTCATGCGAGCGGTGACGATGATGTGTAGTGGAGCTGACACGATCGCCCGGATGAAGGCGTTATGCTTCGGCGTCGCAGCCTTCCAGCCGCCGAAGAACTTGTCGGTGTTTCCGTCGACAAGCTCAAGAATCGCCTGCCACTCCTGCGTGGTAGAGTCGATCAGGAGAAGGTCGTACTTCGCGCGGGCCGCCTCGTCGATCGCTTTGATGTAGGCGTCAGGAGAACAGTTCGTAAGCTCCTGTACGTCGAACCCCTCAGGTTGTGTCGTGCCGGGGAATCGCTTTGCGTAGAGGCTCAAAGCTCCGTTCTCAGTGTCGACGGCAGCGATACGCCCTTCCGGGCCAACGATGCCACGGGCGATGCCGAGCGAGGTCAAGGACTTACCTGACTTCGACATCCCTGCGATAGCCAGGCGGGACTTGACGCGCTTACGGGTTGCGGGTTTGAAGGCCATGTTAAAGCTCGAATGTGAAGGGCTTAACAGGCTTGCCTTCGTCGAACTGTTTGATAAATTTCCTTACGCTACTTGGAACTCTTTCTGTGAGAACAAAGTTGCTGATAGAAAGATAGACTTGACCGACATCTGCATCTTCAAAGGCGTCAAACCCAAAGTACTCTTTCATTGCAAGTGCGACAGGACAAGCACACTTACTGTTTTGTACACCATCTTGTATATGCTTCTTCGTCACTCGAATCTTCATCGTACTCTCCTTTACGCTTTGAGCGCCATCGCGCTTCGCACGAGCAGCGCCACTAAAAACCCCGCCCACACTTGCAACTTAAGATCTTTCGTCGCGGTGTCAAGCTCGGACAGCGCGATATAGTCACACTTCGGGCAGGCTTTCATGAATTTGAAACGCGTGTGCCCGCAGCGGACACAAGTGATGCCGTCTTTGATGCGTGGGCGGGGTTTCTTGAGGGTCATCGTCGTACCACCTCGACTTTCATCTGCTCCTGCTTACTACTCGGTCGACAGCACACCCACTTCTGGTGGACACCCTTCTGTGTCATCCAGTGGATGATCTCGCCGACCATGGTTACACGCCAACCACGCCAGCCGCGATCGCGCCAGTTGGGCTCAGTATACTGCGTAACACGCTGTACTGCTGAGCCGAACACTTCGCGTGCGCGGCGAGTCGCCTCGTGAATATCTTTCATCGTAGCACCTTTCGCGGGCGTCCGGCCCGCGCTTTCTTCGCTGCAATTCGCGCGCCAAATTCAAGCCCGCGATTTTCCTCGCGGCACCTTCGTGCGCCCGCGCACGATTCGCATTTTTGCCCGTGCGGGCGTGCTGCGCTTGACTTCGTAGCACCTATCGTCTATACTACTAAGCATGCGCAACTGCACAATAGAGCGAATAATCGCGTGGGTACGGGAGCGCATGCCGCACCCGTGCCGGAAATGGAGGGAATTCATGGCTGCACTTGATAATCTTCGGGGTGCTATCGACAAGCTCACTGCTTCTGTCGACGCACTTGCTGCAAAGCCTACTGGCGGCGTGCCTGAGGCTGACGTACAGTCCGCAGCGGACGCTGTGGCCGCGCAGGCGGATCGCATCGACGTGATCGTTGCGGGCTAAGTAGTTACCTCGTAGCACCTGAGTACGAAAGGGGTCGGCCTCGAAAGGGGTCGGCCCCTTTTCACGTTAGGGGAGAGGTTCGACGTGTACGACTACAGGTATACCGTAGGCTTGTTCGCCCCGCGCCTCCTCGGCTGTTACCATGATGACGTAATCGCCTGTCATCTCAGGCATGGCGATAGGAACGACGCGATGCCCGAGGCTTGACAGTGCGCGCACCATACGGTGCCGCTCTACCTGCTGACAGTCTGGGCCTAGGATGACAGTCGAAACACGCCCACGCGGCAACGTAGGGACTTCTACGTTGATGTATGCGCGGCCCCCAGGGTAGGTGATTTGCTCTAGAGGTAGAACCTGCATCGGGCTGGTGTCGGCGAGGAGGACAAAAAGGCAGAAGGTGGTTAGCATTTTTGCTCCGGGAGCGTGGAGAGCAGAGCACGTAGCTCGGCGCAGAACCCATCGTGATCCTGCAACGTCTCCTCTGGGCTGCACCTCGTGTGAGCAATGCGCTGCGCTTGGAGTAGAAGTTTCGTGGCGGCTTGGAGCTGGGATTCTGCGGCTTCCAGATCGCGTATAGCTTCGGCGCACGTCTCACGTTCACAAATAGCCGCGTGCTCTGCTAGCTCCTTGTCACGAATCGCCTCGGCGAGCTGCGCCTCCACCTCGGCGAGTTTGGCTTTCACCAATCCTGGCGAACAGTCGAAACATCCCGAGCCAGAACACCAGCCGCATGGTTTTCGTAGCTCGGCGAGCTGTGCCTCCAGAGCTTCTACTTTCTCTTGAAGGCGCGCGGCGGCAGTACGGCTGAATTGTTCTGTGTAGGCGGCGAGCTGCGCCTCGCGATCGTCGAAAAGGGCGAGCAGTCGGCAGGGGATGCATGCGAGCTTATGCTCGTCGCTACAAGTATCATGAACGGAGCGCCATCCTGCGAGCCAGTGAGCAACCGCCACGTCGTCTCGCACGAACGCCGCGAGCGCGGCCTCCCGAGGGTCAGTGCTCAATGCCCTAACTCCTCAATCTCAAACGCCTCGCGATGCAGCTCATCCTCGTGTAACAGCTCCCTATACACAAGCTCTCGCATCACCTCTGCGCTAAGGCGCGGGAACATGTATGCGAGGAGGAAGGGCTTTTCGCGGAATAGGAGACCGCGACGTTGGGGTTTATCTGTGGGCGCAAGCATGGAGAATCTCCTCTAGCGTGACTGGCTTGTGGCTCAGTACCTCGGTGCTCGCGTTGAAGTACCGCGCGCCGAGGTACGGTGTGTACGGCGTGTCGCTGCGGTTGTTGTGTAAGTGACCGTGTACATTGACCCAGTTACGTCGTAGTGATTCACCATGTACCGGGATGTGCGTGAGGAGGAGGTCCGAGATAACGCGGACGCCATAGATTTCCTCAAACCCAGCGTCAATGTATTCGCGGGTTTTGAAGATGTCATGATTACCGCGTACGAGGCGCTTATGCCCATGGAGCCATCGCGCAATCTGTACCCACTCGCGCTTGATAGCAAAGTCGCCGAGGTGGTAAACGTGGTCCTGCGGACGTACAGTCTCATTCCACTTTGTAATCATCGCATCGTGCATCTGCTCCACGTTATCGAATGGGCGCAGGCGCACCCCGTCGTCACGCTCAAACGTAAGAATATTAGCGTGGCCGAAGTGAGAGTCAGAGATTACGTAGACTGTAGGCATCGTTCCTTACGCTTGCACCGAGCCATCCTCACCCGTACGTGTACCGTCAGGCGCCCCCGTAGGGGGCGACGTAGGGTGGGCGGCTCCCCCGTCCGACTCCGCCACCAAAACCCCTTCTATGGGCGAATTTGGTGGAA